CGCATCCATCAGGTCGAACGCCTCCTCGATCAGCGAGCGCTCGTCGGGCGAGCGGCGCACCACCTCGATCGAGTCGTCGCCTCGGGCGAAGCCGATCAGGATCAACTCCCCGGCGCCGCCGTCGAAGGACGTCTTGAGCCACGCCTCCTCGGCCAGCTTCGGGCGCTCGTTCTTCTCCCACTCGGCGATCGTGTCCGCTTTCTTGTAGTTGCCGGGCGGGCGCAGCGCCGCCTCGATCGCCGCCCGTACGCCGGGCCGCTGGTCGGGGATCGTTTCGACGTCCAGATAGAACGGGGTCATTGGTTGCCCGCCTCATGCGTGCCGGTCGGCTCGTCGCCGCGCGGCCCGCCCTCGTTGTCAGCTGGCTTGCCCTTCGGGGCCCTCGCCGCCTTCTCGATGCGCGCCTTCGCCCCATCCTTGCTCTTGGTCAGCTTGCCGAGCGCGTCCACCAGGACGGACTTCGGCACCTCGCGCGCGACCGCCGCCGCCTTCACGTCGGTCTGCGCCTTGGCGAAGACGTCGGCCAACTCCTTGAGGTTCGGCACCTCGACCGTGCGCAACTCGAATTCCTCGGTCAGATCATCGAGGCCCGTGGCCCTGTCGCGCACGGCGCCCTCCGGGCTACCGGCGTCGGGGTCGTCGCTCGCCTCCAGCGGGATGCAGAACGTCTGGAACACCGCGTACTTGTAGGCCACCGCCATCGCCTTGTTGGTGGCCTTGTCGGCGGTGTCCTGCCCCTCGCCTACCGTTTTCGCGACAATCTCGGTGCCGTCGTCCACGCTGACGAAGTGGAACTCCCCGCGCACGGTGACGTTGAACATCAGCCCGCCCGCCTTGGTGGTCTTCTCGTGCAGCACCCGGTCGAAGAACTGCGGGACGATCACCAGCCGGTGTTCGACCAGCAGGGGCGCGAGCGCGTTCATCACCGCGTCGATGCCGCGGAAGGCGAACCGCTGCTCCTTGTTGAAGGAGTCCTTGCCGATGCCGACCTTGGCGAGCGCCGCACTGATTGCGTGGATCGCCGTCAGCACGGCCGGGGCCTTGGGGGTGTCCGTCATTTGATCGTCCTGACCTTCGCTTTCGGCTTGAGAAACTCCGGGATCGGTGGCCCGGCATGACGCCCGTCCAGCCGCTGCACGTGGTTCTTCCGGTGTAGCACGTAGCGTTCCTGCAGCTGCGCGCGCCGGTCCTCGGCGGTTGCAGCCCGCCGCTCGACCACCTCCGGATCAGGGGGCGGCACGGCGACCGGGACCGGCCGACCGAACAGCCCGGTGCGGGCAAGGATCACAGGCGGCTGCGGCTTGGTGGCGACCTTCATTCGTCGTGACATGATCTTGTTAATGGGCATGATCTTGACACCTCCGAAGTCTGCAGTCAATATTGCGCCATGCCCAAGGCGAAATCATCCTGCGAGTGGCCCCGCGAGAAGATCGAGCGGGTGCGCAAGATCCTGAACGACAACAGGAAACGGTGGCCCGAGGTGGCGGACCTGACCTGCGTGGGCGAGCGCTACATCCGGGCGTTCGCACGCAGGCAGATCACGAACCCGCCAGCCGACCGCTTCATGCTGATCGCCCAGGCCATCGTCGATCTGAGCCTCCGGACCGCGGAGCAGCAGCCGAAGAAGAAGGAGAAGCGTCAGGCGGCGCGCCAGCCTGCCTGACCTTGCGAGTGTGCACCCACGTCGCAGCGTGGACCGGCTCGTAGCGGGGGCGCTTCCCGCGCTCGGCGAGGTTCTCGTAGACCGAGAGCGGACCCACCTCGGTCACCTCGTACTCCCCATCATCCAGTTGAATCCGGTCGCCGGGTTTCAGCACTGAATTCCTCCAAGGGTGGCAGCGGCCCGGGCGCAGCCAGCTGCTTCAACGCCTCCAGCGTGGCGAGGACCGATCGCATCGTGGCCGTCTCGGTGGACGCCTTCTGCGAGCTCATCTTCTTCGCGTCAACGAGGCCCGGGTACACGCGCTCGCGCATCCCGATCTCGCGCTTCACGCAGGCGATCTGCGCGTCTAGGTCTGGCATCGTTCGATCCTCTCTCCGATCCACCGCATCACCGGCACCGCCATGCTGTTGCCCAGCGCCTTGTAGCGCGGCCCGTCCCGGCTCTTGCGGTTGCGGTACATGACCAGCGTGTAGTCGTCCGGCAGGCCCATCAGGCGCTCGCACTCGCGCGGGGTCAAGCGGCGCACGGCCTGCGCGCCTGCGATTGAGGGCGGCAGCGAGTTCGAGGACAAGGGTGGCGAGGGGTCGCCCGGCTGGGGGTTGCTCCGGTTTGCGGCGCTGGTGATCTGCGTGGGGTCGAACGCCACCAGGTTGTAGCACTCGTCGCCCGCCGGGCCGCCCGTTCCCTTCACCCACTTGGCGCTGACGGATCCGGCAATGAGTCCGCCGTCGAGGTCGTGGTCGGTTCCGAGTCCGCCACCCGCTGCAGCACGGCTGCCAAGTGTGGGGGCAACGCTTTGCCCCGACGCTCGGCGCGGCGGATCACTCCCGCGCAGGCTTTCGGCGTCAAAAAGAATCGGCGGTCGAGCGGACCAGTCTCCAGTATCGAGGAGAGCGAACACACGACGGCGCCGCTGCGCCACTCCGAAGAATTGCGCGTCCAGCACGCACCACTCGACCAGCCCCCTTGGTCCGAGAGCAACGCCGGCGCTTTGCCACCCGTCGGGCGGAACGCCAACTGCGTTCCCAGATAGCGCTCCAACCACTGCAGCAAAGTCCCGGCCTCGGTGGCTGTAGAGCGACCCGGCGACGTTTTCCCAGAGGAGCCATCGTGCCCCACATACATCTCTTGCTGCGTCGAAGATTCGGACCTGCTCATGGAACAGCCTGCTCCTCTTTCCGCGCAGCCCGGCACGCTTGCCCGCCACGCTCAAGTCCTGACACGGGGAGCCACCTACAACTATATCGAGGTGGCCGAGTTCGGCTATGCGGTCTGCGCGCAGACTGCACACGTCGCCGAGGTTGGGCGCCATCGCATCGTGGTGTCGGGTTCTCGTCACCTCGCTGGCGAACGGCTCGATCTCCGCCCAGGCTGCGAGCTCCCATCCCAGAGGCCGCCAGGCCACGCTCACCGCCTCGATGCCCGAGAACAAGGAGAGGTAGCGCATCACCCCACCATGTTCTCGCCGGTCGGCTCGCCCGCCGCCGGGGACGGGGCAGGCAGGCCGAAGCTCGGGTTGAAGCGGATCGCCTCGTACTTGTCCACCACGAACGCGAGCAGCTGCAGGGCGCAGCCCGCCGGGGAGTCCGGCGCCGGGTCGAGGGCGACGAGGCGCTTCACGTGGGCCGAGAGGTGCTTGTACTCGGGGTCGCTGATCGCGACCGTGAACTGCATCCTGATGACCTGGTCGGGGGCGACCGGCTGCGGGCGGGCTTGCGGCAGGGATTGGTCGGGTGGCACGGACTACTCCTCGGTGGCGCCGGGGTTCACCCCCAGCTTGGTGGCGACATCGGCTGGAAGACGGCCCGCGACGAACGCGGCCCGCAGAACCTCGAAGCGGTAGGTGGTCGGGTTGGCGTCGCGCTCGATCCCGAGGTCGTCGCCCTGCTGCTCCAGCGCCGACCACACCTCCCACCACGGCTTGCTCACCGTGGTCACGTGCGACCCGTTCACGCGCTGGACGTCGCTGCGGCCCGTGGCCCACTCCATGCGAAGGCCCTCGGCATCCCGGACCAGCAACTCGACGCAGTGCCGCGACCGCACGTACAGGGGGTTCTCGCTCTTGACGTAGAACGCCGCGACCAGCGGGGCTTCCTCGCGCGGCAGGCGCTTCACGAACTGCGCCAGCATCCCGTTCACCTTCGCGTTGCGCACCGGGAACGTGCTGTATCGCAGCTTGTAGGCGGTGAAGTACGCGGTCCAGACGTCAGCGGTCACTCGGCTGTGAGTAACTTTTTCGGTGGATTTCGGTGCCGGATTTTCGGAAGCCACTGATCTGCCGACGACTTCCGGACCCGGATCCGGCACCGGAATTTTCTTCCTGCGCCGGGGCGCGCTGCGCTTCTCAACCGCAGACCGCGAGGCCGCCCGACGCTGTTCAAGTGCCTGCTGCGACAGACGATAACGATGGTGTGGCTGGTTGAGGAGTGGTGCCAACTCCTCAGCGATCAGCTTGGCGAGCCGCCGGGCCTCGTCGTCATCCACTGATAAGCCCCGTATTTTCCTCGCAGCTTTTCGTAAACCGACGCGCCTCGTCCATCCCGCCAACCAGCATAATGGGCGCGCCGTCGTATCGGCGCCCCTGTTGCGACGCGTACCAGTCCACGTCGGTCGGCTGCGCCTTCACCTCGATGACGAGCAGCAGCTTACCCCCGTCGAATATGGCGAGGTCAGCGCAGAGTTCACCACCAAGGAGATTCTCGGTCGGCCCGGGCTTCGAGGTGGAGCGCACCTCACCACGGACGTTGAACCCAAGCTCTCTGAGCCGGGCAAAGAGGTAAGCCTTGACCTCAAACTCGGTCGGAGTCTGAGGTTCAATCAGGTAGTGACCCATACCCTCCCAGCTTTCCCCAGCGGTGGGCGGACCAAGCCCTAGCCTGGTCGCCTTCAACGTGTCCCCTCGCGGAGCCGCGTCCCCGCCAGCCTTTCGAGGGAGGGGTGCTGGCTTCGCCGCCCCTGTTCCGCTGTCGGACCCTCTTGCCCACCAGTAGCGGTCTTCACCCGCGCGCGCTGTCGGCTGCCCTGCCCGCTCGCGGACGGCTCGACGATGACACCTTGGGGTGGGGCGCTTAACCCTCCCCCGACCAAAGGGGATGGCAAGCGGACGCGAGGGAGTGACGCGCCACGGCCCCATCCCAAGGGGTCTGGTCGGACGAGCGACAAGATCGTGCGCTGGGTTTTCGACGGTGTCAAGAGTCCGACGTTGACGCCGGGCGTCGCAGGGTGCAAGATCGTGTCATGCGCAGGGTGCGCACTCGTCTGGGGGTTGCAATGGCCTACTGCCGCTGGAGCAGCATGAACTTCGGCTGCGACATCTATCTCTATGAACACGTTGGCGGATTCTGGTCGCTCAACGTGGCGGGCAACCGCGTCGTCGGCGACGTCCCGAAGCTGCCGAACATCATGCAGGCCAGCACCGACGCCTTCATGGTGGCGTACCGGGCGCAGATGGACTACCTCGACACGGCGAAGCGCGAGCGGATCGACCACCCCGCCGCCGGGGAGACGTTCGAGTTGAGCAGCATCGAGGACGTCATCGCCAAGCTGGAGGAGTTGGGCGCCGCCGGGTTCAGGTTCCCGGCCGACCTGATCCCCCTGCTGAAAGAGGAACTTGCGGACGAGGAGGCAGCCGCCTCCGAACCCACGAACAACGGACCCGACCACGAGGAGTGACCCATGCAAGACGTACGCATCAACAAGCAGCGTCTGATCGAGATCCTGACCTACAACCGCCAGGTCCACCAAAAGGAGGTGGATCAGGCGATGCACGACTTCACCGAGGCCGCTCGCGCGGCGCTCGCCAAGGCGATGGAGGAGGTGGTCGATGGTGTCTGGAAGGGCGTCGTCCGGATCCCGACACCCCCCGACCACACCGGGGACTACGACCGGGCGCTGCGGATGCTCGACCTGGAGGTGCAGACCGAGGTGACCCTGACCGAACACGAATTCACCCAGCTGGTGATGGACGAGTGGGCGTGGAAGGACTCGTTCAAGTCGATCACCATGTCCTACAAGGCGTGAGCCGTGGCGCGCCCACCGACCCAGCGAGCCGCTGACCCGCCAGCGCGTGCAGCCCGGGTGGCCGAGGTGACGAAGGCTGCCCCGGTCCTCTCGCGCGGGATCGTCGCTCGCGCGTTCGCTGGGCGAGCCAGCCCACGGGCGGCGATCAAGGCGGCGTGCCTCGTCTGCGTGGGGTACGACCGGCAGGCGGTGGCCGGGTGCACCGGCTACAGCTGCCCCCTGTGGGCGTACCGGCCGTTCCAGCCGGGCGACGAGGGCGACGAGTGAAGCTGACGATGACCTCGCCCTGCCCGTCCTGCCCGTTCCGGACGGACATCCCGCCGTTCCTGCGGCCGGGGCGGGCAGCCGAGATCCTCAACGCCCTGATCGAGCAGGACGGCAGCTTCCAGTGCCACAAGACGATCGACTACAGCGCGGTGGGCGACGAGGAGTTCATGGACCCGATCGCCTGCGCCCGGCAGAAGAACGCCCAGCACTGCGCCGGGGCGCTGATCCTGCTGGAGAAGATCGAGAAGCCGAACCAGCTGATGCGGGCGTACGAGCGGTTCCGCGCCTACGATCGGCGTAAGCTGGACATGGCGGCGCCGGTGTTCGACACCCCGGAGCAGATGATCGACGCGATGCGCGTGCGGACCATGCGGAGGAAGCGGCGGCGATGAGGCTGTGGCGCGTGGAGTGCGACCGGCGCTGGGTGATCTTCGCGATCGGCGACACCGAGCGGGACGCCGAGCAGGTGGCGCTCGACGCCGTCAGCGGGGAAGACCCCTACGAGGAGACGACGTGGGCCACCGAGATCACCGACCACAAGGAGCTCAGCGTGGCCGAGGCGGGGTCGCTGCCGTGGGGCACCGAGGACGAGCGCAACGTGGCGCAGATCCTCGACGCGATCATCGCCGCACGACCGCCGCCGCGGTGCGACCGGACCATCGAAATGTTTCCATTTCCGCAGGGTAATCCTTCGCCACTTCGGCGATGACGTCCGAGGCGGTGTCCGACAGCGACACCATCCACAGCCGGTCGCGCACCTCGTTGAACTGCTTGAGGCCGTAGACCTTCGCGTCCCCGACGCGCTCCCCGCCCAGCTTCATCACGTTGCCGTAGACGCTCTTGACGAGCAGCCCGGTGTGATGCGCCTTGCTCCGCTCCCACCAGGCGGTCAGCGACATGAACGCGCGCCGGTCAACGAGCATCGGCCAGTGCGAGTCGTAGTCGAACTCGGTGTGCCCTGCCGCCCGTAGCGCCTGCCCGGTCGCGAGCATCATCCGCTGGTAGGCGTCTGGCGCCCGCTTCTTCGGGCGCACCCGTTCCGCGAGGATCCCCCGGTGGTGCGGCCCGAGCGAGCTCACGTCGTAGGGCTTGAGGACGATGTAGTCGTCGTTCCACAGGACGATGCGATCGGCGTCGGTCCGGTTCATCGCCACCATGAACTTGTGGGCGATGCGCGCCGCTTTCGGGCCGTAGATGTCGCGGCAGGGGAGATGGGAGGTCTGGGGAAAGACCTCAACGCTGAACCCCGGATCCTCGCCGACGACAGTGACGTGACGGAATCCCGACAGGTGCCGGGTCATCGACGCCAGGCTGAGGCGGAGCTCAGCGTTCCTGAAGAACGACCCCTTCCCCAGCGGGATGATGAGGTCGATCAGCGGTCGGCCTTCTTGGAGTCCTTCCGGGTCAGGACGTCCTCGACCTCGACCGACACGTCCTGCCTCGCGTCACGGCCGCCGACGTTCACGATCACCCGCGCGCAGGCGATGACGAACGAGACGACGACGGCCGCGACGATCCACTTCACTTCGACGGGGTGGGGCGCACGCCGACCAGCGCCGACCACTTGCCGCCCGGGCAGATGTCGCCCGGAGCCGCCTGCGGCGTGTACTTCCCGCCCATCCGGTCGCAGAGCTCCTTCTGGTTGCCGGTGACCGTGGCGCCGATCACGATGACGCCTCCGGCGATCATCGCTACAACGAGGGATGCGAGCGTCTCCATGCTGTCCTCCTAGGTTGGCGTTTCGCTTTCGGCCGCCTCGCTGGCGGTGACGTAGATGCAGGCGTGCAGGCCATCGACGATCATCCCGCAGCCCTTGAGCGAGAAGTCCACCATGTAGGCGCCCGCCGCCGGCGGGGTGCCGGTGAAGCGGATGACGCCAGCGTCGAGCGTCGCCTCCATCCACGACGGGACAGAGATGGAGTTGATCGTGATCGGCGGCGTGCCGGAGAGCTCGACCGTGTGCGAGTAGGCGACGCCCGCCACGCCGTCCGGGAATGTCGCGCCGCCGCTGATCGAGGGCGCGATGCACTCGGCCGGGCAGCAGGCGGCTTGGAACGCGAGCGCGCTGACCGCGGCGCCGACCATCTGCCACTCGATGCAGCTGTTCATCGGCCACGGCCGCGCCACCGTGCCGTCCTGCCCGCGCTCCAGATTCAGCACGCCGTAGGCGAAGGACGCCCGCACCACCTCGCAGCCGAGGCCGGGCGCCGAGATCACGAGGTAGGTGTGCGAGCCGTTCTGCAGCAGCGCGCCGATCGTGCCGAGGTCGAGCGCGCCGATCATGACCGTGGTGTCGGCCGGTTCGAGCGGCGCGAGGAGCCGCGACTTCCAGCACTGCAATCCCTTGTACGCGTACATCGTCGTCTCCTCAGCAGGTTGGGCAGGAGCGCGCTGGCGTGCAGCCGCTCGCCGCCACCGACACACCGTTCTTCACGAACGCCCGGTCGCCCACCTCGAACTCGACCGTCGCGATATGGTTGTTGCAGTGGTAAATCTGACCGCACCAGCGGCCCGGCTCACCGCACAGGATCTTGTTGTCCCACAGGAAGCAGACCTGCCCGGACGCGTTCACCTCGAAGGCCGGGTACTTGATGCGCCGGTTCGGCAGCCGCGACCAGCTGACTTGGCGCGCCGGGCTGAACCGCCCGCAGCCCTCGTCCCAGACACCCGGCTCGCGGATCAGCACGCCCGGCCCGAGGCGGCGCACGATGATGAAGAAGTCGCCCGCGGTGAGCGGCTCGCCGCCGCAGCCGTTGATGTTGAGGCCGACGCAGAAGCGCGGCGTGGACTTGCTCACCCGGTAGATCATTCGTCGCCCTCCTCCTCGTCCCACACCTTGAGGTTGCGCAGGAACTCCCGCATCGCCGCCTCGCGCTGGTTCTGGATCCGCTCCAGCACCGGCCGCGCCTGCTCGACGTTGATCTTCTCGTTCTGCAGGTCACGAACGGCGGTGTTGAAGTCCTTCGACAGCCCGCGCATCACGCGCTCCTGCTTCTGCAGGCCCTCGACCCGGCGCATCCGCTCGGGGTTCTCGCTGCGCCACTTCGCCTCGCGTCCGTCGGCCTTCGCGCGGTTGAACTCGCGCAGGTCATCGAGCGCCCGGTCGTAGTTCTCATAGTAGCGGGCTTCGAGGTAGCGGCTTTCGCCGCCGACGAACCGCGACACACCCATGAACTTGAGGAAGGCCGACGCAGGCAGCCTGTCCATCGGGTTGAGACGGCGCCCCTCGTTCTCCTTGTTCGAGTCGGCGACGCCCTGCAGCAGATAGCCGTACGGCCCCCACGCCACCGCCTCGGAGATCGCCTTCACCTGCTCGGGGTAGAGGTCGAGGCCGAGGCCCTGCAGCCCCTCGGCGAGATCCTTGTAGAACACCGAGGTCGTCGGGCGCCCCTGCTCGCTCCTGAATTTCGTCTTGTCCGGGTAGTAGGCGGTTAGCTTCCCGCCCCACGCGTCGGAGTCGGTGACGAAGTCGAGCGCCGGGCGGAACACCGTGGGCGTGAACGTCTTCAACAGGAAGTTGATCGGCTGCTTCGTCGGGCCGACCTCGCTGATCGGGATCGGGTTGAACGACTTGAGCGTCGAGATGCCGCCCTGCACGACGGCGTCGGCGGTGTCGTAGCGGCCCGAGAGCCAGCGATACCCGCTGTTCATGATCGACCAAGCGAACTGCGGCGCGCCGAAGCCGACCGGGATCTTGAGCGGCACGCCCAGCAGGTTCACCGGGATGTTGCGGTCCGTCTCCCACGTCCCGCGCTGGTCGAGTTCGTTGCCGAGATCCTCGTCATCGTCGGCCAGCATCCGCAGGATGCCCTGCAGGAAGAACGAGAACGCGAGGAGGCCGAAGAAGTCCCGGCGCCCTCGCGGCGACTTCACGATCTGCCGGTAGAGGTTGTAGCCCGACTGCGCCGCCGGGTTGAAGAACGCGAACGCGGCCCGCAGCCAGCCGCTGCGCGCGCCGACGTTCTGGAAGTTCATCAGGTCGAGCGTCTGGAACGCCGCGTCCTTCGGCGCCACGTTGAGGTCGCGCATCGCCGCGTTCACCGACAGCGCCGACACCACCTCGAACATCAGGTTGTAGTTGCGCACGAAGTCCTGCACCTTCTGCAGCGAGTTCGTCGCGCCGCCCGCCAGCCCCGCGCGCGCCGCTTCCTGCTTGATCGCCTCCTCGATCGAGGCGAGGCCCTTCCTGGTGATCTCGCCCCACGTCGAGACGCCGCCCTCGTTGATGAGCTCGTTCGAGTAGCGGCCGATCGCCGTGTTCTCCTGCGCGCGCTTCGAGGCGCCGAACGCCAGCTGCTTCGCCGCCCGCCACGTGTCGGGGCTGATCGCGTATGCCCACGTCTTCTTGAACAGCTGGTTCGGATCGACCGCCTTCCCGTTCGCGTCCTTCACGTCGCGCGAGCGGATCAGGATCGCCTTCTCCTGCACGTCGCGCATGGCGTTGATCGGTCCGAACGCCGGGATCCACTGGGTCACCGCGCGCGAGAACTTGCGCGTGAGGTAGTCCATGATCTTGAGGCCCAGCGTGTCGTGGTACTCGCGGTTCTTCCCGAGGAGCGACTCGCCCACCGTCTCCCCGTCCTCGAACCGGAACACGTAGCGCTTGCCGTCGGGCGCGTTCCACACGATGTCGCTGCGCTTGGGCGACTGCACCAGGTTGGCGGTGAAGCGGCGCAGCCCGATCGTGTTCTGATCGCCGCCCGCCCTCGTCCAGATGTCGTTCAACTCCGACTTGAACTCGCGGCTCGCGTCGTAGGCCGACACGCGGCCGACGCGCTCGGCCAGCGCTTCGAGCGCGTTCTCGCTGACGCTGGTGGTGCGGCCCTCGCGCTCGCGCAGGCGGTTCTCCGCGATGTAGGAGCCGAAGCCGTCGGACACCTGATCGTCCCACACGCCCTGGTTCGGCCCGGTGAGGGCGACGTAGCGCTGGAACTTCGGGAAGTTCTTGAGCGCGTCGCGGCTGATCTGCCCGCTCTGCACCGCGTCGTTCTTCAACGTGGCGAACGCACCGACGATGTCATCGGCGATGCCCTGCAGGGTGGTCATCTGCTCGGGCGTGTAGCGCGCGGCGAGGTGCTGCAGCTGCATCGCCGCGTCGGCGTCGGTGAGGCCGCCAGCCATCGGCGCCGCCTGCTCGCCCGGCTTGAGCGCACCACGCTGCGTGCGATCGAACAGGGCGAGGTTCTCGGCGGCCCCCGGCTCCCCGGCCACAAGTCGATCGACCAGCTTCTTGCGCAGCGCCGCGTTCGCCTCCTTGATGTGCTGCAGCGTGGGCAGCCACCCAGCGTCGAGCGCAGCCTGGTCGTACGGGATCCCAAGCTGCTTCGAGAAGGCGGCGACCTTGCGCTCAATCGGCGCCAGCAGTTCGCGCTGGTAGGCGTCCGACCTCGCCTTGAGGCGCCCGGGCACCAGCTTCAACTTCGCCCATGCGGCCATCGGCAGGACGTGGCGCTTGAGCCACGCGAGGAACGGGCGCTGGTGATCGACGTAGTTCTCGATCGTCCGGTCGCGCGTCTGCTCCATCCACTCGATCGTCGGGCGGTTGCCCGTGCGCATGAAGTTGTCGAGGTCTTCCTTGTTCCTGATCGGCCGCGCCTCGCTCGGCTTGAACCGCTCGACGATCGACTTCTGCGGCTGCGCCGGACCCACCGCCGGTGGAGCCGTAGCCGCCTGCTGGACCTGCGCCGCAGGCGCCGCGCGAACCGCCTGAATCTGCGTATCGTTGAGTGGCTGCGCGTTCGCGGCGCGACGGGAGTAGACCTTGCGCTCCTGTGCATCTCTCAACTCCGGGACGAACAGGTCAACGCGCTGTTTCAGCTGCGCGAGTCGGCGCTCGAAGATGGGCGAGGACATCAGCGCGCCCGCGGCCGCCGCCTCACCGTGGATCGGGCCGCTCACCGGCTGCCCGCGCGCCATCAACTCGTACTGCAAGGAGCCGCGCTCCAGCTGCGCAGCGCCCCACGCCGCCGCCATGAGCTCCTTCACGCCGAACTGCGCCGGGTCGGGCTTGCGGCCCATGACCTTCGCCACCGCCTGCTCGAACGCCGCTTTGATCCGCGTGAGCCAGCCCTCGGCGGTCGGCGCCTTCATCGCCTTCGGGTCCGGGCGCACGCCCTGGCGCACCGCCTCGGTGATGAAGTAGGGCAGGAGCTCCTCTTGGAACGCGGCGCGCTGCTGGTCCTTCGGCAGCTGCTCGATGCCCGCCATGATCTGCGGCATCGCCTTGTCGTAGATCGAGCGCTCGATCGAGCCGACCGGCGCGTCCTTCCAGCGCAGCGCCTCGCGCTTGAGGCGGTTCATCGTCTCGGTGCCAAGCAGCTGGCGAGCGCGCTTGTGGAACAACTCGTGCAGGATGACCGACGCCTCCTCGCCCTTCCTGATGTTGTCCACGAAGAAGACGACGCGGTTCGAGTTCGGCAGGTAGAACGCCAGCACGCTCGGGTCGGCGCCGCCCGCCACCACGCCGCCGCGCAGGGTGAGGGTCTTGTTGCGCGGGTCGATGTCGCCGGTGGTGGCGAACTCGATCGCCGGGACGCGGCGCGCCAGATCCTTCGGGTCGATGCCGAGGATGCGGCCGATGATCTCCTGCAGCCGGACCGCGGTGGTCGGGTTCGGCACCCGCTCGCGCATCCGGTTCACGTCGGCGAGGTCGGAGCGGAACTGGTTCTTGTCGTTACGCACCTGAGCGAGCGCCTCGCCCAGCTGGCGCAGGATGTTCTCGATTTCCTCGGCCTGCGCCTCGTCGGTGATCTCCTCCTGCACCTCGTTGATCTGCGACATCTCGTTCAGGATGTTCGCTTCGAGGTCTTCGAGGCGGACGATCTCGTCGGCGATGCGGCGCTGCGCGCGGGTCAGTTTCCTCGCGGCTTGAGGGGTTTCAACACCGGCACCGGCTCCGGCCGCTTGAGGCTCGGCGAGGCCGCCTGCTTGATCCTGGTCGCCTGCGCGGCCAAGCCTGCGGCCGCGCTCCGCGGCAGGTCGAACTGGTCGCGCAAGGGCGCGGGGCGTTTCAGCTTCGGCGCGGCGCTCGCGGGCTGCACCGGCTTCGCCAGCCGCGGCTTCGGCGCGAGGTTCGCCCTGAACTGCTGCAGCGACTGGAGCCGCTCCTCCACCGACAGCGCCTTGAACGACGGGAGCGACAGCACCGGGTTGACCGGCGATTTCAGCTTGGACGGCGTTGATGGCATCGTCGATGATCCTCAGTTGCTCGGCGCGCGAGCGAGAACCGATCGCCGTGCCGATGTCGGCTAGAACTTCACCTCGCCCGACTTGGCGAGGCTGTCCGCTTGGAGTCCCTGCTGGTGCAGCTGGAGGTCCGGTCGGTCCAGGGCCAGCGCCAGGCGCAGCTGGTCCCGCACCTCCAGCGGGAGCCTGTCCGGCTGGAGGAGGGGCGGCAACCGGAACCCCGGAAAAGTGGCCTCGTACCGCTGCAGCAACTTGAAGTCGGGTAGTGAATTGATTTCCGGCATTGTTGGCATGGAACGACTCCACGAAGGCGAAGGTCTTCGGAGCGTGCTGCTTGAGCAGGTTCCTGTCAAGGAAGTAGTAGCTGTTCGCCTGCGCCCAGAGCTCCGCCGCGATGGCGTCGGGGCCGTAGTTCCACGTCGGGGAGAGCGGGTAGTGCAGTTTCTGCAGCGGGCCGTTGCCGTTCTGGTAGGCGGCCGCGAGCTCGGCGCGGAATTCCCCGGTCGGGAGGAACCGCGGGTCCACCTCGGCGATGTCGGTGCCGTTCCTCTGGCTGTCGGCGAGCGCGTGGCTGATCTCGTGGATCGCCGTCCACTGCTGCTCCTGCGTGCCGTTGTTCAGGCCCCAGCTGACCGAGAGGGTGTAGCTGATGTTCGGGTTGCGCGCGTCGTTCGAGGAGGGCAGGTACAGCCCGAGGGCGTACTCGCTGGTGGCGATGCGCAGCCCAAGCGCGTCGAGCATCGACTTGTTGAACCCCAGCTTCGCGAGCGCCTTGATCGCGTTGTCCCACAGCTTCTTTTCCGCGTCGCTCGGCGTGCGCCCCAGCACCCGGCCGCCCGAGACGATCGGGTCGTCGTCGTAGAAGCGGGTCTGGTTCGTGTCGCCCGCCGGGGCCTTCGGGCCGCCGGTGATGCCGCCCGGGCCGATGACGGTCGGCGGCACGTAGATCGCCGCGATCGTCTTCTGCGCCTCCAGCTGGGCCTGCCGCCAGGTCATCGGCGTGCCCTTGCGCGCAGCCTGCGAGGCGATCACCCCGGCGAGTTCGAGGAAGTGGCCCTGGTTGAGCGTCGTCGCGCCGCGGAACCCGGCGCCGAGGCTCTGCACGAGGTCGTCGTAGCGCGCCTGCAGTTCCTCGTCGGACAGGTTCCACGCCTCGGCGATGCGGTTCATCGCCTCCCAGTTCGAGCGCGCCTGCCCGATCGCGGTGGCGCGCTGCGAGCGGGTGAACTGCTTGTTCCCGCGCACGAGGTTGATGAGCGACAGCGCCCGGTCGCGCTGCAGGTTCATCGCGTCGATGAACGGCAGGCGCTCGATCTCGGCGGTGCTGGGCCAGTTCGGGACGCCCGCCGCGTCGGTGGTGAACACGGTCGGCGCGCGCTGCGCGAACTCGACCTCGGCCGGGGTGGGGATCTCGGCGCGTTCTTCGAGCAGGCGCTGCGCGTGGCCGATCTCGTTCGTCAGGCGCCCGCGGTCCACGGTGATGCCGAGGCCGCGCTCGCCGGAGGCCGCCGCGAGCGACTTGTTCCGCGAGTCGATGTACGCCTGCAGTTCGTTCTCGTCGAGGGCGTTCACCTCCTGCAGCTGGCGGTTGCGCTCGATGCGCCCCTCCAGCGCCGCGATCTCGCGCGCCGCCGAGTCGGGGTCGGCCCGCTGGTCGGCGTTGATCTCGGCGATGCGCGCCTCATCCCGACCGATGTCGCGCTGGACCTCGCGGATGACCTCGACGTTGTTCCACGCCTGCTCGAAACGGTCGAGTTCCGCAATACGACCTTCGGCTGATGTCCTGGCAGCCTCGGCCGCGGCCACCTCCTGAGGTGTCGAGTTTCCGTCACCACGCACCCGGTCGGCTTCGGCGATCTCAGCCTGGGCCGCCTGCCTGGCCTCCGCCGCCCGGCTCATCGCCGACGGGATCGGGCCGACCGTGGCCGGGGCGCCCTCCGCGGGGGCGGTCGGCGGGGCGCCGGGTGGGGGCGCCGCCGGGCCTGCGGCGGGCGCAGCGCCGGGAGGTGGCGCAGGCGGGCCGCCTTCCGTCGGGACCACCGGGGCGCCGGGGAACGCCGCTGCGGCGACCCCGAACGGACCGGCCACCACCAGGCTCTCGGCCACCGCCGGGCCGAAGCCCTGCGTGAAGGCGATCTTCGGGTCCATCCCCTGCGCCTGCAGGTTCGCCACGGCGAGGGGGTTGATGCCCTGCAGCGATTCGACGAGCGGCTCGGCCGCCCCGGACAGGAGGCGTCGCCGGATCCCGGCCACCGCCGGGCCGATGAACAGGCGCTCGAAGCCCGAGATCCCGTCGAACACCCCGAGGACGGCGCCGATGCCGGTGGCCCAGCCGGAGCGCTCCTCGGCGAGCCGCTTCTTCACCGCCTTGGGATCCTGCCCGGCCGCCACCGCCTGCTGGAACTCGGGGTCGGCCTGCCAGACGTCGTCACCGAGGCTGGTCATGCGCTCGATGAAGGTCTGCTTCGCGTCGGCGCTCTCCAGCGTGGCGCCCAGCGTCCCGGTCGTCAGCCGCCCAGCCGTCACCCCGGCGCGTTCGGCCGCCACGATCGCCGCCGCCGCCTGCTCGGCGGTCATCGCCCCGGACTCCAGGCCGGCGAGCGCCGCGCGCGCCCGGGGCAGCACCGCCGCCCCGCGGGCGAGGCCGCCCGGGCCGATGAACGAGCCGATCACCGGCACCTGCTCGGCAAGGGAAAGCAGCGCCTCGCTCGGGCGCTTGGCGTACGCCCCCAGCACCGCCTTCCCGGCGCCCACCTCCCCGCCGCCCTCGGCCCGCGCCGCCGCCTCGCGCTCGGCCTTGAACTTCTGGAAGTCCTGCGACGCGGCCGACTTCTGGGTCTGCCAGGTCTTGCGCAGCGCCTCCTGCGCGTCCGGGTTGAACAGGTTGCCGAGCGAGGTGGGGTCGCCCTCGAAGCCCTCGCCGCCGACGCCGATCATCCGGCCGACCTCCCCGACGCTGCCGGTCACGGCCGCGACGCCGGACTGGATCGAGAGGTTCAGGTCGTTCAGCCAGTCGCCCACGGTGCGGGTGGGATCCTTGAACTCCGGGACCACCGACAGCACGCCCTGCACGAACTCGCTCTTGTCCTTGTCCTTCTTGTAGAGCAGCCCGGCGACACGCTCGGCTTCGGCCAGGTACTGCGTCTTCGCGAGGCGCTTGCCGTGCGCGCTCAGGTTCTGGAACTCGGGGCGCGCCTCCACCTCGGCCCACGGCATGAGGGTGGTCGCGGCCTGCTGCTGGGTGCGCCGCGGGGCGACGTTCGCCACCTGTTCGAGCATCCCGCCGACGCTCTGCGGGCGCCGGTCGGGGCTGCGGACCTGCCCGATCTGCGCGCTGCGCGCCACCGCGGCGCGCTCGGCCTCCTCGGCGCTGTCGAACGCGCCCACCTCGGGGTTCGCGCCGATGCGCCACGCCTCGATCGCGTCCTGCGGCTGCAGCTGCGCGCCGTTCAGGATCGTCGGGATCAGGAGGTGCTTGCCGTCCGACTCGATCGTGATCGTCCGCTCGGTCGAGAACGACCCGTCGGGGTTTTCGAGGATCCGGCGAGAGGTGTCGATCTCGGCCATCTCACGCCCGGTCGATCAGCCTTGCGAGCTCCGCGTCGAAGGTCTTCGGGAACGGATCGGCCAGGTCGGCGAGCGGGCCGAAGCGCGCGCGAAGGAACTGGTCGAGGTTCTGGGTCTGGCCGCGGGAGGCCGCCTGCGGTGTGAGGAGCGCAAGCGCGCTTTGCGACGCCTCGGGTGGAGTCCCCTCCGCTCCAGCCGTCACCGCAGGCGCCTCGATCGCAGCCGCCGTGGGCATCGTGCTGGCACCGCCGCTGGCAGGAACGATGTCGCCCGATGCCACCGGGCCACCTTGAGGAACGCCCGGGGCGCGGGCGTTCAGAGAGCGGATCTCGCGCTCGATGTCGGCGGGCATCGGCGCGGCGCCGGTGCGCGCGTTCACCTTGCCCTGGATCGCAGAGACGACCGAGTCCCTCACCTGCGGGAACAGCGCCGCGGTGGTCGCGCTCGGCACCAGCTGGTCGCCGTACTTGCCCATCCGGCCGATCACGCCGGGCACATACTTCTGCGTCTCGTCGGGGATGCGGACGCTGCGCGGGTCGTACTGCAGCTTCGCGACGCGCGCCGGTCCCCAGTTGTAGGCTGCCAGCGCGAGGCCGACGTCGCCGAAGCGGTTGATCTGCTGCTTGAGGTACTCGATGCCGCCGGTGAGGTTCTCGACCGGGTCGAGGATGTTCTTCACGCCGAGGCCACGCGCCGTCGCGGGCATCAGCTGCATCAGGCCGCTCGCCCCGGCGCTCGACTTCGCGTTCGGGTTCCAGTTCGACTCCTGCTCGATCACCGCCTTGACGAGCGTCGGATCGACGCCCTTGCGCACCGCGATCTGGTGCGCGAGCGCTTCGAGGTCTGAGCGGCTGCGGGCGTCGGCCATCAGCGCACCGTGATGAGCGCCCGGATCTGCTCCTCGACGGTGGGCGGCGCGGGCGTGGTCGCCTGCGGCAGCCCCATCACCGGCGTCCCGCCCGGGCTGATGCCGGTGCCACCGAACTCCGCGCCGATGCTCGGCTGCATCGGCACCGCCGGCACCGACGCCTCACCGGCAAGGCGGCGCAGCTGCGCGAGCGTGTCCGGGTTGAGCGCGCGGCGCTCCTGTTTCAGCTGCCGGATGATCTGCAGAACGCCCGCCTGCTTGCGCTCGTCGGCCGAGGCGAACCCGGGGGCGGTGAGCGAGCGCTCGATCTGCGTGAGTTCGTCCAGCTGCGGGTTCGCCGCCGCGGCCGCGGGTTGACCGGCCGGGCGCGCGACCTGCGGCTGCTGTGGCGTCGTGGTGACGGCGGCGGCGGTGGCGCGCGCCGGGGCGCCAGCCGCAGCAGCACCGGCCTGCGACGGGGTGGGCGCGGTGGCCGGGCCTTGCCGCAGGTTCGGCGTGACGAACGGCACCTTCTGGCCGGTCAGGCGGCCGATGAAGCGCTCGACGTTGGTCGGATCTTCCTCGCGCAGCGAGATCCCGCTCTGGACCATGCGCTTCGATGGCACCCGCACGGTCTGCTTCGTCTGCGAGTCGTAGACGTCCTGGAACTCGGTCATGACGATGTCCACCTGGTCGGTGGTGCCGGGCGTGAGCCGCACCTCGGCGCCGGGGAGCAGGCGTGGCAGCCACTTCGACAGGCCCGGGAAGGTGTTGCCCTCGCGCTGGATGCCCTGCTGGGCCTGCTGCTGCTGCAGCTGCAGGAGGTAGGCGCGCTGGGTCGGGTCGGTGGTGCGCCGGATCGCGATCTCGGAAATCTCGTAGTCGTCGCGACCCTGATTCGCCGGGTCGGCCCTCGTCTCGTTCAGCAGCTGGGTCGCCCCGCGCGTCGCCTCGACCACCACGCGCTGCGCGGCGAAGTCGCCCGCCTCGGCCCTGCGCTTCATGCCGTCGAAGTCGAACGCCGCCTGTCGGCGCTCCAGCATCGCTGGCAGGTTCTCCTCGGTCTGCGCGGCAAAGGCGGTCTGCGTTCGCTGCTGGCCGGGGGCGCGCTCCAGCTGGCCGCCCAGTTCGACGCCGCGGATCTGCGCGCCGGTGTTGATGTTCCTCGCCTGCTGCACGAGGCTGTTCAGGATCTCGGGGCGCGCCTGCCCGGTCGCCTCGATGTTGATCTGGTTCAGGAGATCGCCAAGCTGCGCACCGCTCGTCCCGCGTTGCACCTCGGCGGCACGGAACGCCGTCTGCCCCGGCCCGGCGAACTCCTCGCTCATCAGCGTCTGTGTCGCCGCGAGCGCCTTCGCGCGCTCCTCGGCCGCGCGCGCCTCGCCCAGCTTGAAGCCGCGCTCCATCCCGGTGACGAAGTCCATCGGGTTGAGCGACATCAACGTGGTTTCGAGGTCGGCCATCTGCCTCTCCTATGCCCCGGCTGCCGCCGCGGCCTGCGCCGGGTCGGCGAAGTTCGGTCCGGGGTACAGCGATTGCGACGACTCGAAGTTCGACTGCTGCGTGTCGCCCGGGTTGTTCATCTGCTCGTAGTTGCTGCTGTCGAAGTCGCCCCCGGTGCCCGCACCAGGCCCGGGGTCGAAGCCGGGCTGCGCGCCCTGCGGGCTGGAGAAGATGTTGCTCACGCCCTTGCCGACGTCGCCCAGCAGGCGCTTGCCCTCCGGCGTGTTCAGGAACCCGGCGAACTGCAGCCAGCCGTTCGCGGCGTTGCCCGCCTGCGCGCCCACCCGCGCCCCCACCCCGGCGGCAACCGTGGATGCGGCGCGCGACTGGTCGAGGAGGTTGCGCCCCAGCGCGAGCGCGGCGCGCTGGTTGTCGAGGCGCATCTGGTCCAGCTGGATCTTGAGGTTCTCCTCGCGCCGGTAGCCGAAGTTCATGGCGTCGGCGAGCGCGATGGCCTCGATGCCCGCGATGAAGTTGCAGTCCTGCGCCACCTTGCCCACGCAGAAGATGTCGCACGCACGCAGCATCTGCTGGCGCGCCCGGCCGAACGACCCCAGCACCTCCATGCGGGTGCGCGATTGCACCGTCTCGTACTGGGGCACGTAGACCGGGATCGCGCACACCTCGCGGATGTAGGCGATGTCGCAGTCGCGGTAGTACGCCTTCCAGTGTTCATGGAGTTCGCGCGCAACGCGGGTCTGGAGTTCCGCCGCCTCCTTCTGGGCCTGCGCCTGCGCCTTGGCGGCGCTCGACGATGACGACGACCCGAAGATCGAGGCCGCGGCGCCGATGCCAGCTGCAGCGATTATCGCCATAGGTCCATCCCGAGGAGGACTTCCTGCTCCTGCGCACCGAGGTCGAGATACACCCGCTCGGCGGCCGACCCGTGCACGCACGAGAAGTAGACCGTGCGCACGCCCAGCTGCTTCAACTCGTCGAGCGCGAAGCGCAGGAAGGCGCGCGCATCCACGCCCTGCTTCGATCCGCCATAGATCCGGTGGCAGAAGCCGACGCGCGTGCCCATGCTGAGGTAGTAGTCGTTCAGGGTCCACATTTGGAACCCGCCGATCTTCCCCTGCGAGCGCGCGGTGAACAGGATCAGTTCGCCGGTCGAGAGCAGCTTCACCATCTTGAGCCAGTCCGGGTTGAACGACATCCCGGTGGTGTTCAGGTGCGGCTGCCAGCAGCGCGCCATCAGCGGCGTGAGCTCGCGCAGCAGGTCGCCGCACTCCTTCACGCCCGGGCGCTCCAGCCGGTAGGGCTTCTCGGCGACGACGTCAGGCAGCTGCACGTCCGGCCCCCTCGGCGTTGATGCGCAGGATGATAGAACTGCCGATGGCGACCTGCCTGACCTCGGCGGTGCCGTTGAACCAGGCGCTCGCGAACAGCGCGTTCGACAGCCCGCGGGTGCGGAAGTCCTGCGTCTTGTTCACCGTCCGGTCGAGGACGATGCCGTAGTCGGTTTCGAGCCGGAAGCGCAGGTTTCCCGGCACCCCGCGGTCGATCGACGCCGAGGTGAGGCCGCTGCGGCGGCTGAAATACTCCTCGGTCGAGGCCCAGAAGTAGTCGCGCATCCGGTCGCCGAGGTTCCAGCCCATGATGTTGCCGCCGTCGGCGTAGTAGAGCTCGCCGTTGTCGCCAGCCCACAGCGCGGTGGGGCGCTCGGAGAGGTTCGTGTAGCTGATCTGGCCGATGTTCGCGAACTCAGCCTCGGGGCCGCGGAAGCGCACCCCGGCGTTGGACGTGTAGCCGTGGTAGTAGCCCGCGCGCACCGCGCCGATCATGGTGTTCGGCCGGAGCTCCTGCCAGTCGCGCTCGGAGAGAAGCGACTGAGAGATCAGCTTCACCTCCTTGCCCGAGATCGCCGCGAGGCCAGCGGTGCTGGCGTAGTAGACGACGTTCGAGTCGGCGGCGACCGACCGCGGCGACACCACCGGGATCGGGACGCGCGTGCGAAGCACCTGCGCGAACCCGTCCTGCTTCGGGTTGTTGCGCCCGTCGATGAAGTAGGGGCGCCCGTCGGTGAGCGCGTACAGGGCGTTGCCGACCGCGGCAAGGGCGAGCGGCCGGTCGAGGAGGCCCTTGATGTAGCGCAGGTTCCACGCGTGCGGCGACATCGGATCGGTGAGGTAGATGTACTCCCCGGCGATCCCGGCGAGGATGCCGTTCTCCAGCGACACGATGCTGTGCAGGTCGGCTGGCGGCGGCAGCCACTCGTCGTTCGTGAACACGTTCGCGCGCCCATCACCTCCGAGAGCGATGTCCTTGATCGTGTCCACGAACGAGGTCTGGGTCGCCGGGATCTCGGCGACGAAGTAATACTCGGTGTTCTGCGGGTTCGAGTTCTCCAGGCCCGTCTCGAATGGCGTGCCGAGGCGGTAGATCCGGATCGCGGTCACGCACCACTCCGGGTCGGGCGTGGCGAAGTTCGACACCGTGACCGTCTGGCCGTCCTCGACGTTCAGCACCTCGCTCGGCAGCGAGCCGCCGCCCTCCTGCCCGTAGCGGTTGACGTAGCTGTAGCGGTAGGCGCGCGCGGCGGTCTTCTTGTTCGCCGCGACCGGGGTGAAGTCCATGCGCGGCGCGGTCGGCGGGCACGGCAGCCCGAGACGGCAGAAGTCACCGAGGCACGCATCGGCCGTCGTGGCGATCTGCGGGTAGGGCAGCCCCGGCCCGGCGAGGATCACGAACGGGCAGGAGGGGATGTACGGGTGGACGATGCTCACGCACCCCGGGAAGGTGAGCCAGCAGTCGCCGATGCACGCGAACGACAGCACCGTGCCCAGCCCCGACTCGTGGATCAGCTTCGGCGTGCGCCACGGCCGCAGCGTGCCGTTGTCCAGATCGACGTCCAGCGCGAACTTCGCGCGGCTGTGCCCCGCGGCAAGCGGGTTCAGCCGTGGCGCGAGGCCGTAGAACTTGTCGATCTTGAACGCTGGCATCAGAGGTTGATCTGCAGGGCCGCCGCGGTCGAGTCGAATACCTCGCGCCAGCCGAAGCCGGTCACGAAGATGAACAGGCGCCGCGGGTTCACGGTGCCAACCGTCGCCACCGGGTTCGCCGAGTTCGTCGTCGGCAGGTCGGCCGGTGTGTCGTAGTTGATGATGGTGAGGCCACCGACACCGCCGCCGCCGATCACCGCGCCGGTCAGGTCGATCACGCAGTCGGAGACGCGGTTGACGGTGAGCGAGCCGTCCGAGGAGATGATGTCCAGCACCGGCGCGAACGGCGTGGCGAGCGTGGTCCACAGGCCGTTCGCGATCGTGATGCCGCAGCCGACGAAGTTGACGCCGGTGGTCGCCGGCACCTGGTTCGCGAACAGGCCGTTCGTGCGGCACTCGATCGCGTTGCCGACGTCCGGCGAGATGCGAAGCCCGAGGAGGAGCGGCGAGAGCGTGGTGCCGCACCCGGTCGCCTCCAGGCAGTTGGAGGTCGGGATGACCGTCAGCGTGGTGAGCAGGCCACCGTCGGGGGCGATCGTGGTGAGGTTGCACGCCTCGGGCGAGATGACGACCTCGGCCGTCGGCGGCGGGGGCGGGGGCACCGCGCACGGGTCGCACGCCGAGTAGACGACGTTCGTCCCCTCGCTGATCGACTCGATGCACCCGCCCTGCATGACGATCGTGGCGTTGGCGTACACGCCATCGACGATCGGGCTGGGCCGCGGGCGCTCGGTGAGGCGCGCGCCGTCCCAGCGCATGATCTTGTTGCCTGCGCAGAACTCGATCGGCGGGCTGACCGGGACCGGGACCGCCGGTGCTGGCGTGCACTCGTTCATACGATCCTCTGCGCCCTCGCGGTGAATGGGCCGCGCGACTCCTGCAGCATGACATCACCGGCGATCTTGCCCTGCGCGGTGAGCCAGCGCCGCTGGAGGATAGCGGCCAGCTGCGGCTGATACCACGGCTGCCCCTGCATCATCAGCAGGTAGGCGGCGGCCCCGGCGTGGATGTCCTGGGCGTATTTCTCATAGATGAACTGGTCCACCTCGCAGGCGTCGCGCTTCGGCGCCACCGACATCCGCACCCGGATCCCGATGCCCATGTCGCAGCGTGGCGTCCACGACAGCCAGAACGAGTTCGGCTGCTTGAACGTGCACCATGCCGGTCCCTCGAAGCCGAAGTTGACGAACTGGCCGGTGCCGCAGGTCGGCCAGCAGTTCGAGTTCGAGCATTCCATGCGGCACGGCAGGTGCGGCAGCGGGATCATCCGGCGGCCGTTGCACGTCTCGTCGCACACCCAGTCGATCGCCACCACGCGCACGCAGTCGTCCGGCTCCAGCAGGTACTCGCGCACCCCGGCCTGCAGGAAGACGAACTGCTCGCGCTTGATCGCGAGGCCCTTGTCGGACACCTCGATGATCGCCTGCCGGACGTAGGAGGCGATGATCTCGTCCGGGCAGCCGGGCGCGAGCATCCTGATCTCGGGCAGGAACACGGTGAGCGGCACCTTCGGCGTCGTCTCGATCGCGGCGAGCGGTGTCACCGTGCCCTCGGCTCAGGTGGGGTGGGGATCTGCGCGGCCTGCAGCGCGAGGTCGCCCTGCAGCGTGCCGCGGAACAGCGCGCCCCACAGGCCCTGGTGGTGCTGGGCGAGCGCGAGCGACATCTGATCGGAGTCCTGCGCGTAGGCTTGCGCGAGGAGGTAGTGGTTGACGAGCGCGTTCTGCCAGCAGTCGGTGGGCGCTTCTTCGCCGAGGTCGCTGACGGTGAGCGTGGGCGGCGGCTCGACGCAGGTGACACGCACCTTGGCGGTGGCACCGGCGGGAACCGGCGGCGCGACGTAGAAGATGTCGCGCTGCATCTTGTCGAACTGGAACTCGGTGACGCGGTACTCCTTCGGCGGCGGGATGCAGGTCGGCTTCCCGCCCCACTGGCGCATCGCGGTGACGCTGGTCATGCGGATCGGCGTCTCGTCCTGCCCCTGCGGGCCGAGGTTCGCGTCCACGCTCTTGAAGGTGCAGTCCTCGCCAACCGACTGCCGGTTGCCGGGGACGAGCGTCACCTCGCGCGAGCGCGTGAACAGGTCCGGGCGCATCCGGTGAAGGATGCACAGCGCCTCGTTCCACCAGATGAGCAGCGTCTCCCGGGGGAACTGGGTGAACTCGTGCCCGGGTTCCGCGTCGCGGAGCTCCCGGGCATAGTCCGTCAACAGGTTTTCAAGCGTCGGCACCGTCCGTGGCCCGCGGCTGACCCTTGGCCTTCGCCCCCTTGCGTTTGGGTTCCGAGGGCGCTGCTTGGGGCGGCGGCTCGGCGAGGACCGACGGGTTAGAGGGTTCGGGCTGCGGGGCAGCCGCGGGTTCTGGCAGAGGCGAACCGAACCCGGCGTACTTCGAGATGTCGGTGTGCGTGGGGATCATCACCTCCTGCGCCGCGGGCGCCTCCCAGCACGGCTCCAGCACGTCCCCCATGTCGTCCATGTAGGGCTGGTAGTGCCAGATCATGCCGGTCAGCTTTTCCCTGACGTACGGCGACTTCGGCTCGCCCGGTGGGAACAGCGGGGGTTTCGCCTTGTAGCCGTTCAGGTCTTGCCCGCCTGAGCGGGGGATGATGACGCCAGCTTCGACTGCTCGAATGTCTGCCACGGTTCGGTCCTCTCCGAGTGGGTTGATCGGTGGTCAGCCGATTACGGGTTGTCGATGATGCACGGACCGTTCGCGCGGCAGTCGGCGATCTGCACCGTCTCGAAGTCCTGAGCGACGACCGTGAGCTCGATGCGCCCGAGGAACGCCGCGAGGCCGTTCGCCGGGAAGGTCGCCAACTGCAGGCCGACGCGCAGCACCTCACGCACCGTCCCCGCGGAAGCATACGGGTCGGTGTAGATGGCCGGGTCCAGCACCCCGAGAGCGGCATCGACCGCCGCCGTCGAGAGGCCCTGGACCGCGACCGGAACAACGGGGGTCGAGATCACTTCGCACGTCTCGCCGTTGATGACCTCGGCCACCGTGTTGAACGTGATGACGTTCACCGGGTCGGCAGCCGTGACCTTCACGCGGATGAGGGTCGTGTACGAGTCCTCCGGCACCAGCACCATCCAGAGCGTGTCGCCCTCGGTCAAGAGGTCGTAGCACACCCGGTTGACGACGTCGCACTCGTAGTCGAACGCCCCGCCCATGTTGTAGGGCGCGCGCCGACGGTGAGCCGCCATCCGGTGCGGCGCCGGGCAGACCGACACCTTGCACTCGCCGCAGTCGGGCAGAAAAGCCTGACCACCTTCCCACAGTTGGACATCCATGATTAACTCCTCCATCCATAATTACGGACGGCAACGCGGGCCGCCGGGAGGATAAAGGGCACGCCGCGCCGTGCCGATGAACCACGATCCTGTAGGATGCGTGGGTGATTCTGAGCCGGACACCTGAATATCGGGCGTGGGACAACATGATCGCCCGCTGCGAGAGGCCCAGTGCTGACCGCTTCAAGGACTACGGCGGTCGCGGCATCACGGTCTGCTCGCGTTGGCGCCACAGCTTTTCGACATTCCTCGAAGACCTCGGTCCGAAACCGTCCCGCCTCCACTCGCTCGATCGCATCGACACGAACGGGAACTACGAGCCGGTGAACTGCCGGTGGGCGACCCGCGGCGAGCAATACATCTCCCGCCGCTCGACCGTGATGGTCGAGTGGGGAGGGGAGAGGTTGCCGCTGCTTCATGCTATCGCCTCGTCCGGTAAAAGCATCCACTCCTACTATCGTCGCCGCCGCAAGGGGCTGTCGCCCCAAGCGGCGTTCGATGTCATCTGATTACGGCTGAACCGTCCAGTAGCCCACGGCGAAGCCGTCCGGGTGCACGGGCCGGTGCCCCCAGACACCCAGCACTTCGAGCAGCTTGTAGAAGCCGTCGCCCTGCCGGATGCGGGTGATGATGAGGTTCTGCGCGAACAGCAGCGCGTCCTTGTTGACGGCCATCGCGTAGAAGACGGGCTTGTTCGCCGTCGCGTCCGTGCCCTGGCACGCGTAGTTGCTGATGACGAACTCCCAGCCCATCATGTTGGTGTACCACTCGCCGGACATCAGCGGCGAGCATTCCACGCAGCGGCCCATCTGCAGCGCGTTCGCGAGCGGCGAGGCGAACAGGATCGGCAGCAGCACCGGGGGCACGACGAGGATCATCTTGCCCTTCTGCCAGCTGCACGCCTCGGCCATCACCTGCTGCAGCTTGGCGATCTCGCCGATGACGTTCGTCGGCGTGATGACCACCGGGGCGCCCGGGCAGCCGAGGTTCACCTGCCCCGAACGACCGGCCGCGCAGCCCTTGTTCCGCGCCGAGGCGTAGAACGGGAGGCGCTTCATGATGTCGTTCGAGAGGAGCCGGTCCCACGCGCGGGTGACCGCGACGTCGAACATCTCCTTCCACATGGACCAGCGCTCGCACAGAAACCGCTCGTCGAGCTCGTCCACCTTGACGCGGATGTAGGCCGCATCGCAGATGCGGAAGCAAAACGCGTCGGGGGTGGCGGTCTGCGGGATGCCCGTCTCGTTCTTCTCGTAGGGCATGAACTCCAACTCGAAGTTCCTGACGAACTGGATCTCCTGCGAGCAGTAGTCGATCTCGCGGTTATACATCCCGTTCGTGAACAGCGAGAAGATCCCGTCGCAGTGGTAGTCGTAGGCGATGGTGCGCGCGTACTTGCGACGGCCCAGTGGGCTTTCTTCGAGGCTTCTCCAGCCTGATGCGGAAGGAATCATTGACGACCTCCAGTTGGTTTAGCGAGCCGCGGCGAGTTCCTGGTCGCGTTGGCGTTTGCGGACCGATCGGTACTGGGCGGGCGTGATCTCGTTGCGGAGCAGCTGCCCGTACGCCACCGCGATGTCGTCCTCGGTGACCGGCTTCTCGGGCACGGGTGCCCGGGGCGTCTGGTCTGCGATCTGCCTGCCTGGGGGTTGCGCGCCGGGAGCCGGTGGCGGCGTCTGCCGCTTGCGGAACTCCTCTGCGACCGAGTGCATGAACGTGGTGTCCCCCTCGTTGTAGGCGTCCTGCACCTCCTGCAGCCGCGTACGGCGGGCGCCGGGGATGCGCTCGGAGAGGAAGTCCTGGAAGTCCTTCCGTTCGAGCAACACCTTGAAGTCGGGTTCATCGCGGAGCAGCAGGCGCTCGGTGACTTCCTTGCGCACGCCGTTCACGCGCTTCTCGGCCTCACCCTCGATCGCCGCCATCTTCGTCCGGAGGGACGTGACCTCACCGACGAGCTCGTCGATGCGATCGTCACGGCGCTGCAGGTGCGGCTGGATACCGCGCACGATGTCGTTGAACTGATCGGCGTCCACCACGTCGGACTTGAACTCGCGACCGAGACGTTCGGCCTCCAGCTGCTGCTCCAGGCGGCGCTTCTCTTTCAGCAGCGCGGCGTTGTCCGCCTCGACCTGCTCGCGCCGCGCGCGATCATCCGCGGCGGTGCGGGCGGCAAAGGCCGCGTTGTCCTGGTGCGTCTTGAGGGTCGTCTGCAGTTCGCGGTTCTCGTTCAGCGTGGCCTCGAACCGGCCAGCCATCGAGTCGAATCGCCGCTCCAGTAGAGCGAAGCGGTCCTCAGGCGGCGCAGGGGTCGGCGGCGGCGGCGGGTCCGGCCGGGAGGTCGGATCGGGAACCAGCGCTGCAGGCGCGGGGGCCGGATCGGGTGTCGGCGGGGCTGTCACCATCTTGTCGATCTCTGCGTTCTCTGCCGCAGCTGCGGCTGCCATCGGGTGATTCGGGTCTTGGCGCTTGGGCATCTTCGTTTCCTTCGACGGGGACTTGGTGGTGCCGGTCAGCCGTCCGTTGCGTGTGGAGGTCGGAGGACTAGTAGCTGATCTTCGCGTTCATGTTCGACGAGGTCTTCACCTTGCCGCCGGTCGGATCGCTCTTTTGCGTCTGGCCCGGGCCGCCCAGATTCGGGTCGCGGTGCGGGATGCCGGTCAGGTTCTCGACCTGCGGCACCATCGGGTAGCCGGTGACGAGCGGCTCGCCGTAGTTGCGGTTCGTCTTCTGCAGCGGCCCGACCGACGGCGTCGAGTTCGGCGTGTTCGCGCCGCCGCCGGACTTCTGCAGCTGGCGCGCCGGTCCTTTCTGCAGCGCCCCGGTTGGCGTCGAGTTCGGCGTCATGGCGCCGGAGCGCGCCATCGACATCGTGCGCGACGTGTAGCTGTCGCTGGTGTGCGGCCCCATGTTGGCGCCGCCTTGGTGGTTGTCACGCTTCATGGCTCAAGCCTTTTCGTAGTGGCGCCCCGTGTTGGGCGGATACCCCTCGGACATCATGGCCCCGAGGGAGTTGGTGCCCGCCGAGTTGACGATCGGATCCAGCACCAGCTGGCCGACCGCCTTCGAGCCGTACGACTCGGGTGGGCGGTTCATCGCGAGGCCGCGCTCCATCACGTCGCGCACCTCGTACTCGTAGACGGTGCCGCCCATCCGGACTTTCTGGGCGAAGTACCACATACCCTGGTCTTCGAGGCACTCGATGCAGTCCGCCTTGAGCGGCTCCATCGGCTCGAACATCGGGGCAGCGATTTGCATGGGTCTGCGTGCCATCGGTCACTCCTCGGGGAATAGTTCGATCAGGATGCTGGTGAGCTCTTGGCAGCGGCCGCGCATCACGTCCACGTTGCCGACGGTCATCGTCTCGGTCTGCGCGCGGCGCTGCTCGCGGCGCTCGACGAACATGTGCCGGATCGCCGCGTAGGTGACCTTGTCCTCGCGCAGCCGCTTGAGCAGCCGCTCGTTGCGGAAGCCGACCGGCTCGATGACCTGTTTCGCTGGCGCGTTCATCGGTGGAAGACCACTGTGCAGCGCATGGTCCCGGCAACGCCGGGGTTGGAAAACAGGGCGCGAATCACCGACGACGACGTGAAGCCGTTGACCGATAGGCCGGCGCCCTGGAAGCCGTCCGTGACGCTCCCCGTTCCCGCAGAGACTGCGGTGTCGTAGACGAATCCGACGGCTGGGCCGCTGAGAAAGGCAAACGACGTGGACGTCACGAAGTTGGTGTCGGGCTGCGGCGCGGTGAACGTGATCGCCCCCGAGAGCGCGGCCGAGCAGCCGTAGAGCGGCGTCACCGCAAGCAGGAAGTTGCCGCTCAGTTCGTTGAGCGTGTAGTCGTAGGCGACCGCTGCGAAACCGCTTTGGGCGCCGGCGGCACACGTTCTCGACTCGACCACGACGAAATCGACTTGGGCAACGCCGGAGCCGGAAGGTCCGACGCCCGCCTGCGGTTGTAGCGTGAACACCAGCGTCGTTGGATTCGGCGCGAACGGGGTTTGCGAGACGAAATAGCCATTCGCGATGATGTCGTATTGCAGGTTCGCCGCAGCGTTCGCGAGCGTGATCGTGACCCATCCGTTCGTCGGGTTGTTGTAGGAGATCGAGCAGTTGACGGTGAAGCCTAGCGGCCCCGCTTCCGCGTTGATCGGAAGGGCGGACGTATCCAGTTGGAACCGACCGCGCGCGATCACCTCCGGTGTGCAGGATCCGCCACCACCGCTACCGCCGCCTCCACCACCACCGCCGCCGCAGGCGGAAACCGCCGCGCAGAACGCTGGGTTGGATGCCGAGATCGCATTCGAGACTGCCGTACCAACGAACGCGGTCGTGGCGATCTGCGTAGAGCTCGTTCCGGGCGCGGCCGTCGGCGCTCTCGGCACGCCGATAAAGGTCGGGCTGTCGAGGCGCGCGAAGCCGCAGGCGTCCACCGCGTCGCACAGCGACGCCCCGCCGAGCGCCGCGTTGACGGCGGTCACGAACGCGTTGAAGAACGTCGAGCCGATCGTCGGCGACGCGAGCGCCGCGACCAGCGTGCACGGGTCGAGCGCGAGCAGGCACGAGCCGTTCAGGGCTTCGATGCCGGTCGCGAAGCGCGTGACACCGTAGAGCGCGGTCGTCGCGCGCGCGTTGAAGCCGAACGCCTGCGTGTTGTTGATGATCCCCGGGGTGGTGTTGATGCACGAGGCCACCGTCGGGCAGAGGATCGACGGATCACCGGCGAGGCAGTCCTCGATCGCCTGGCAGAACGCCGGATTCGAGCCGCTGATCGCCAGCGCGATCTCATTGCACACCTTCGCGTTGGTCGCGAGGCCATCGTTGCACACGCCGTTGCCAGCGGTGCAGCCGCGGGCGGTGCAGTCGATCGTGCCGCCGACGATGGTGGGCGAGTTGATCGCCGGGCTGTTCAGGGTGCCCCCGTCGATCAGCGCGCCGACGATCGCCGGGTTCAGCAGCTGCGTGTTCGCGAGGACCGCTGGCGTGCCGCTGCCGCCGCACTGGCAGGGCGAGCAACCGCAGGTTGAGCAACTCATCGCAGCACGCTCCAGTCAAGGTCGTAGTCGATCGACGCCACCCCGGCGAGCAGAGTGAAGCCGTTGATGGTCTTGCTGCCGAACTGATAGCCCCCGATCGAATCACCGGCGACGATGACCGCTCCCGGGTCGCCGCCGACGACGACGACATACTCAGCGTCAGGTTGCGGAGAAAGGAAAGTCACCGTGATGCTGACGGCGCCGAGCGCGCCATACGTGGCACCGCTGATGAAGTTGGTGCCAGCCGCAAAGAACCCGGTCGCCGAATCCACTCGGGCCATGCCGCGCGCGACAACGCCAGTTCCGGCAAGACATCCGGTTACGGCCGAACAGAACGCCGGGTTGCTGCTGGTGATCGCGCCGGTGATCGAGGCGGCGACGACGCCCTGCACAAACGCGGTGGTGGCGAGCCGCGTCGAGTTATCGACGAGCGGCGGCGTCGGCGCCGTCGGCAGGTTGACGAACGCCGGGCTGTCGAGCAGCGCTACCCCGCAGGCAAGGACCGCGGCGCAGAACCCCGGCGCGGTGGCGAGTACCGTGTTGACCGCGTTCTCGAACGACGTCCACAGCGCGTTCGGGCCACCGGCGTCGAGGAACGCCTGCAGCGTGCATGGGTCAAGCGCCACGCTGCAGCTGGCGCCCTGCACCTCGACAAGCGTGGCGAACCTGACGACGCCCTCCTGCAGCGAGGTTGCGAAGACCGCCGGGTCGAAGATGATCGGGTTGGCGAGCGCGCCCGGGGTGTTGTTGATGCAGTTCAGGATCTCGCTGCACAGGGTCGGCGACCCGCCGAGGCAGGTCTGCACCGCCGCGCAGAAGTCCGGGTTCGCCCCGCTGATCGCATCGGCCACCGCCTGACCGACGAACGCGGTGGTCGCGAGCGTCGCATCCGAAGTGCCCGGTGGCTGCGTGCAGCCGAGCGTCGTGCAGTCGATCGTCGCGCCGACGATGTTCGAGCCGGTCTGCGTCCCGCCGTTGATGGTCGGGCCGGCGAAGGTGCCGCCGGTGAACGTGCCGCCGGAGACGATCGGGCTGATGAGCCGCGCCTGGTTCAGCACGGTCGGTGCCGCGCACTGGCAGGGCTGGCAGCCGCAGCTGGAGCAGTTCATCGCTTCCCTTTCGGCGGCTGAGGCCGCGATTGCCCGGAGGAGCGCAGGCAGATCGCGATGGCCTGCTTGCGGTCGGTGACCACCTTGCCGTCACCGCCCGAATGCAGCGTCCCTGCCTTGAACTCCTCCATGCAGGTTTTCATCCCCTCGCGACCCTTCTTGACCGGCATGGCCGTCTCCTAGTACCCGGAAGACCGCTTGATCGGCGCGCCGCCGGGTTTGTAGCCCGAGGACTTCTTCATCCTCGGATCGTCGTCACGCATACACTTCCCGTCGGGCATCCGGTGCTTGCCGATCGGGCACGGCTTCTGCGGCGCCTTCTTCTCGGGCATGGCGCTAGTCCCAAGGGTAGTTGTCCACCTTCGGCTGCGGCGGCGGGGGCGGCGGCTCCTCGGGCATGAGCGAGGACTTCTCCTCCTCCTCGTCGAGCCGCTTCTTGCGGCCCTTGATCGCGGCCGCGGCTTTGCCTGTCATGCCGCCGAGCAGCGGGTCCAGCTTCGTTCCGTTCGCCATTCGATCGCCTCCTAGCAGCACGCCCCGAGGACCATGCCCTCCGGGATCGGGTTGTTGGTGCGCTGGCTCCGCTCCATGACCACGAACGCGCTGCCGAGCGCGCCGGGCGGCGAGAGACACAGCCGGTAGGTGCCCGCCGCGCAGATGTAGCGGATGTCCTGGCAGTCGTTCAGCACCCAGTTGCACACGTTCTTGACCGCCAGCACCCCCGGCCCCGGGACGTCGGGATCGACGTCGCACGATCCGGCCTCGGTGACGGGGATGTTGGCGGTGGGGTCGAGGTAGAGTTTCTGCACCTGGATCGTCCCGCCGCCGAGGCTGTACGCCGTGAGTTGGACGCACGCGCCCTCGCTCACCTGGAAGGTGCGCGAGATCACGCTCGTCGAGTTGCCATCGAACAGCACGTTGTTCACGGGTTCGCCTCCGATCACGCAGGGACCGCCGAATCCGCACGGGCCGACAGCGCCCTGCGGGAATTCGGGGTCGAGATACTCTCCGGTGCAGATGTCGTTCACGCAGCCCCTTCTTTCGCCTCGCCGCTGATCGGCACCACCTCGGCGCGGCCCTCCAGCGCGTCAGCGAGCGCGCCGAAGGCGATGATCCCGAGCGAGCCGACCGCCCGCTTCTTGATCTCGGCCACGTCCTCGGCGGTCAGGTCGGCAACGCCGCCCTTGCCCAGCACCTGCAGCAGCTTCCACCGCTTGTAGGCTTGTTCCATCGTCTGCTGCTGATCGCTGGGGTGCGGCGCGGAGAGCGCGTTGAGCGCCGCCATCGCGACGGTCGCGCCATCGGTGAACTCCTTGCCTCGGGCGTCCAGCAGCTTCTTTTCCAAGTCGATCTTCATCGTTGCGGTCCTCGTTTGTGAGCGGACTCTGCGGCGCCGCTCGTACCGTTCAAACCTCCTGTCCGACTTGCGCTTCACGCCAGCATCACGCTCTGCCATGCCCCCGCGCCGACCGACCACGCGTACAGGTGGATGTTCGCGCCGTCGTCGAACAGCACGATCGGCGCGTAGCCCGCGGTCAGGTTCGGCGCGGCAACCGGCGCGGCCGCAACACGCTGCAGGTGGACGTAGCCCTGGATGCCGCCAGCGTTCAGGTCGCCGCCCTTGAGGAAAAGCTGGCCGCCGTCGTGCGCCGCGCCCGCCGTCGCGTTGCCGCCGCGCAGATCGAGATCGCCGCCGTTGCCGCCAGCCCCGCCGTTCAGGCCGTGACCGGCCCAGATGCGGATGTTCTGGCCGCGGGTGGAGGCGGCTTCGCCGCTGACGCCGTACCAGAACGACGTGCCGGAGGCGTGCGCCTGCGCGGCGAACACGTAGGGGTCGCCGTACTGCACGCTGCCGTGGTGATCCATCGTGATCGCGGCTGGCGTGCCGACGTTCAGATGATTCGTTCTCAGCCGGATGTTGCCGCCGGCAGCAGCCGCGCTGCCGACGCCCGCCGTGATCGACACGCTGCCACCGCCGCCGGTGACGGCGTTGCCCGCGAGGATGACCGCATTGCCGCCGGCGCCGCTGCCGGTTGAACTCCCGCCGCCGAGCGTAACGGTGCCACCGTTGCTCTCGGTGGAGTTGCCGCCGGTGACGCTGACGCCGCCGCCCTCGACCTGAATGCCGGGGTTGAGCGCGTCGCCGCCGTGGATGTCGATGTTCGCCCCGCGCGAACCGTCGCCGCGCGAGCCGCGCAGGAACATATCGCCGGTGACGCCGGTGTCGATCGACAGGCGCGAGGACACGCCCCAGACGGGCGAGACAGGATCGAGGCTGCCGTAGTGAAGCTGGCTCCCGTCCATCGCCATGCCCATGCCGGGCTGCGCGGAGAAGCTGTACTGCGGGGTCGCGCTGGTGGGCGCGAGCAGCGGGAACGTCACCGTTGCCGCGAACGTCTCCCATGTCACCGGCAGGCCCGGTCCGTTCGAGGTCAGCACCTGCAGCGGAGTCCCAGCGCTGCCAGCGAGGAGCCATGCGCCGGAGTTGTCGATCGCCAGCCGGTTCGTCGCCGCCGTCTGAACGACGAAGGAGGCGCTTGCTGCCGCCACCACGTTGCCCGAGAGGGCGGTCAGCAGGATCCCGGTTCCTGCGGTGGCGATCGTCGCCGCCGCCGAGGACATCGCGATGTTCCCGACACCGGCGGTAACGACGATCGAGGCGCCGATCTGGATGAAGTCGGTGCAGTTGTCGTCGCCGATGACTACGGCGCCGAGTCCGACGTCGTAGAACATCCCCGAGTCGGTCGAACTCGTGAACGAGTACGTGGGCGAGGCGCACGATCCGTCCGGCCCGAGCAACGGGAAGGTCGCTCCACCCCCGGCGAAGTCGGTCGCCGGGACCAGCTTGCAGGCCCCGCCCGCCTCGATGACCGGGACGTTGTCCCCGGCGATCAGCGTGCCGACGGTGAGCGCGGCGATCTGATCGCACACGTCCACGACGGGCCACGTCGCCAGCACGCACGCGCCGCCCTGGATGATCGCCACGCCATCGCCCGGGTTCGGCTCGCAGGTGCAGCTGGGCAGCGCCTGCATATCGCCGCACCAGTCGTAGTCGAACACCGGCGCGTGGCCGTTCACCCCGCCCGGCGTGATCGTGAGGTTCGCGTTGAGCGACGTCCCGGTCCACGGCGTCTCCAGCGTCGTGACCATCACGGCGGCATCGAGGCGCTTGCAGTTCGCGCCCGAGTCGATCGTCACCAGCGAGTCGAGCGCGACGTAGGCCCCGAGCGGGAACCCGGCAAGGGTCGCGCAGGTGTTCACGAGGTTGAACACGTCCTGCAGGGTGGCGACGCCGCACGCGCCGCCTTGCAGCAGGATCATCCGGTCGGAGAGATCCGGGACGACGACGTTCGCGATCTGCTGCACGAGGCAGCACGCGTCGAGGTCGAACACCGGCTCGTTCCCGAGCGGGCCACCCGGGGTGATCGTCAGGCACGGGTTCGCGCTCGACCCGGCCCACTGCAGCTGCGGCTCGCAGCAGCAGGTGTTCGCCGCCTGCGCGCACGCGTCCTCGCCGGTGAGGAACTGCGCCTCGACCACCGCGGTCCCGAGCGCCGCCGGGGTGAGGTGCAGGTTGTAGTAGCCCGGCTGTGAGAGGACGATCGAGGACAGCTGCTGCGTCGGGGTGACACCCACCAGCACCGGCGCGTTGCAGGGGATGTAGGGCGACTCCTCAAGGATCTCGGAGGGGGTGATGTTCGGCGCGAGGCCGCAGCTGGAGCCGTTGACGTCGCCCGGGATCGCGCCGGGGGCGACCTGCAGCCGGAAGACCTCGGCGACCTCGTTCAGCGCCAGGTTCCACGCGCTGATGAGGACGCAGCTGCCGGGCGCGACGTAGATCGTCGCCGACACCGGATCGGTTGAGCTCGCGTCGAACAGGATCTTGTTCACTTGGGCTGCTCCTCGTCAGGGGCGTAGGACTCGGCCCAGATTTCGCGCGCGACGTACAGCAGGACCGTGACGATCGGCGCCCCGGCGAGCAACACCAGCACCGCGAGCCACCAGCGCTGCATCAGGAGGACGGTGACGAGCGAGCCGAGCCAGCCGCCGACGAGCAGCGCGCGCGTGGCCGTGCAGCACCAGCACCCCGTCTCGGCCCACGCGAGGAGATCCGCCCACAGCCTCGTCCCGCACGGGTTGAAGCGCTCGTAGTTCATGTCACGATCGCGCGGTCGGTCACGCGCCTCCAGTTGGCCCCGTCGGAGAACGCCGGGACCGCCCCACCCGACTCGTCCGTGACGTAGATGAAACCGCCGAGGTTCGCCACGGTCGGCAGGCTCGCGACCGCGTAATTCGGTAGCAGGTACATCGCCCCTGTTCCAGCCAACCCGAAGGCGCCGGTCGATGTCAGGAAGAAGACGTTGGTCCCGGACGACCCGATCAGCACCGAATTCGACGAGGCGTTGCCGACGTTCGGGCCGATCGCGACGGCGTTCTGCGCGGTCGCCGAGGCGGCGCGGCCGATAGCGATCGACTGCAGGCGGGTAGCCGAGGAGCCGAAGCCGATCGCGATGGCCGAGTTGTCACCACCGCCGACCGAGTCGGTTGTGGAGTCGAGGCCGATCGCGATGTCGGCGCCGCCGCCCCCGCCGGTGAACAGGTTGCGGGCGTTCTCGCCGATGGCGATCGACTGCGACACGTCGGACTTCGCGCCGTTTCCGCCGATCACGATGTTCCCGAACCCGCCGATCGTGGCCGCCGCGCCCTGGCCGATGACGATCGCGCGCACCCGATTCGTGACCGCGCCGTTGCCGATCGCGATGCCGTCAAGCTGGTTCGCGTTGGAAAGCGTGCCGATCTGGATCGAAGTCGTCCCGGCCGCGCCGAGCGGCGTGCCAGCCAGCTGACCGATCGAGATCGACCCGACGCCTTGCGAGGTGGTCTGCGTCCCGATCGCGATCGAGTTGGCGCCGCTCGCCGTCGGGTTGTTGCCGATCGCGATCGTGCTGAGGCCATTTGCCGCGGCGCCCGATCCGAAGGCGCTCGAACTGGCGCCTAGCGCCTGCGCGTTCGTGCCGAGGGCAATATCGTTGGCCTGGAGAGTCGAAGCGCCTGAGCCGATGGCAACCGCGTTGTTGCCAGCCGCCGCTGGCGGAGTCGGCACCACCGGATTCTCGGCGTACAGGACCGGCGTGCCGCCGGCGGGCGCCGACCACGTCGGCGGTGCGCCGGGTCCGGCGCTCGTGAGTACGTCTCCAGCACCACCCGGCGTTCCGCCGATAGTGACCTCGCCGTTCGGCCCCCACGACCAGCGCACCACATTTGAGGTGTCGATCCTGACGGTGCCGCTCGTCGAGTCGATGACGATCCGATCGTTCGAGAAGTCGCCGATGTTGACGATGTCGAACGATTGCGCGAGGAACGTGCTGTTGGTCCCTGCGCCGGTGACAACGACGTTGCCGCCGGAGAGCGGGCCGCTCCCAGCGTTGATGAGGACGCTGCCGCCGGCAGAGAGAGATGAACTGCCGCCCTCGACGACGACGTTGCCGCCGTTGAACCCGAAGTTGTCGGACCCGCCGAAGATGAACGCCTGCCCTGGGGAATTGGCCGCATCCGCGGTAGCCCCGAGGATCTGCGCGTGGCCGCCAGCGGATTGGGCGCTGAGGGTCATCCTGGCGCCGTCGCCGAACGACGGGTGCCCGGCCTCGAAGTGCACCTGGCTCGTCGTCGAGCGTCCGAGGATGCTCGCGCCGACCTCGAAGATGTCGGCGCAGTTGTTCGCCGACAGCGTGAGGACACCGGCGTTCAGCCACATTCCGGTCGTGGGCGCGGAGGCGAACGAGTACGCCGGAGCGGCACACGTGCCGTCGCAGGTCGCCTCCAGCGGGCAGCCACCGCCGACGAGCGCGATCAGGTCGGAGACGGCGAACTCGTGGCACACCCCGGCCTGCTGGCCGTAGAACACCGCGGTCGGCTGCACCACGGCGTTCGGGAAGTTCTGCAGCATCGCGCACAGGTCGAGCGATGCCTCGACCTCGGCGAGCAGCGTGGCGAACGTCGTCAGCGCGCAGGTCGCGCCCTGCCTGACGATGAACGTGTTGGCCGGTACGAGCGGCCCAGCGGCCGGGAACGCGCCGATCTCCGCGCACAGGTCGTAGAGGTCGAGGATCTGCTGCGCGGTGACGGTGGTGCACGCGCCGGTGACGAGCGTGGTGGCGAGCGCTGCCGCACCGGCGGGGAACGTCGCGATGGCCTCGCAGGTCGTGAGCGGCGGTAGGAGTGAGCGGCACCCGGCGGGGGTGAAGGCGAGCAGCTGGTCGCCGACCGTGGGGACGCGCGCCTCCGGGGTCCACAGCTGCTGGGCGAGGACGCAGGAGGCGATGACCGGGTTGAGATCGACGACAACCTCGACCGGGATAACGAGCGTGACCGACCCGCAGGCGTTGCAGACCTGGACGGTGACCGAGTAGACCCCGAGCGTCTCGGTGATCGCGGGCGAGGCGGTCTGGATCGTGAGGACGTTGCCGCCGATGATCTGGACGGACGCCGCGACCACGGTGTCGGCGACGGGAAGAAGCGGGTTCTCGACAAGATTCACCGAGAACGGCTGCGTGCCGAAGATCGGGATCTCGATCGTGATGCCGGGGCCGCCCTGCGGCACCAGCTGGGCGGCGATCGGGAGGTCGGCAGCCGGGCAGAAGCAGGGCTGGACGGGCGGGCAGGCGGGCTGGGTCATGGTGTCAGGATCCCGTCACGTCAGTTGAACTGGCAGGTGACCATCGCGTCCAGCACCCCAGACCCGATCGCCACCGCCTTGATCGTCAGGAGCTCGATGAGGTCGCCCTGCGCCACCGCCACCGTGTTCACCGTGTTCCCGGCGCTGCCGATCGCCGCGGTGGCGAGGTTCACGGTCAGCGCGGTCGCCACGCCGTTCAGGCGGATCGTGTAGGTGACCGCGTTGCCGTTCCCGGCAGCGATGTTGTGGCGCGCGAACAGGTTGCGCAGCATACCGGCGCGAGGCGCGACGAACCCGCGCGGGGTGTTCGTGTTGACCAGGCCGTCGAGGAAGCCCGGCGTCATGACGCGCGTGTCGGCGGCGCTGTTGATGTTGTTCGCGCCCCAGTTGAACGTCGAGCCTACCGGCACGGTCGGGGTCGCCCACGCTGGCGGGGCGCCTGCGCCAGCCGAGGTAATGACCTGACCGGCCGCGCCGAATACGGCCGGGTCGCCGATGCCGAGCGCACCGGCGGCGTTCACGCTGAACCGGGTCAGCGCGTTGGTGCGCAGGAGGATGTTGCCCGGCGTGCCGCCGAGCGTGCCGCGACCGGCCGCGATGATCGCATCGCCCGCGACCGCGCCGGCAGCGTTCGCGTCGCCGCCGTCCATGACGACCGAGGCGCCGTTCTGCCCGGCGAAGTTCGAGTCGCCACCGCGCAGCCAGCCCTCCCCGGCGGCGGCGATGGCAGTTGCGTTGCCGCCGATGATGAGCGCGGCCTGCGTGTCACCGGCGGCGAACAGGCTGAACAGGTTCGAGACGCCGCGGCCGACGATCGGCGCGGCCTGAGAAAGCTGGATGCGCGTGCCGCCGGCGATCTGCGTGAGCATGGACGCGCCGTACTCGACGAAGTCGCCGTTCGCCGCCTCGATGCGGATGATGTCGCCGATGCGGATGAACGAGTCGCAGGTGTCGTGCCCGAGCATGAGCGCGGGCGTGAGCGGGTCGAAGAACATCCCCGTCGTGCCGTCGCTGTTGAACGAGTACGTCGGATTCGCGCACGACCCGTCCGGGCCGACGATCTGCGGTGCACCAACCGCCCCGGACACGGTGAAGATGCCCGAGTTCGACTGCAGAATGATGTTGCCGGTGTCCGCGTTGAGGTGGATGTCGTTGACGAGGGAGATGATCGAGACGCCGGTGCCGCCGACGAGGCTCGCGAGATCGCCGGCGTTGAGATTCAGCAGCGTTCCGGCGTTCGCCGTGAGCGATGTCCCGGCGTTCAGCGACATCGAGCCGGTCGTCGCCTCGAATTGAACGGGGCCGGTGGCCGACGTGCCCTGGATCGAGCAGCCGACCTCGAAGAAGTCGGTGTTCGCGGCTGTGAGCCGGATCGAGTCGGAGACATCGACCCGCGAGGTGCAGTTCTGCCAGCCGATGACGACCGCGGTATCGCCGTTGCAGGTGACGGGAGAGGCCGGGTCGAAGAACATCCCCGAGTCGGGCGCCGACGTGAACGAGTACGAGGGCGTCGCGCAGGCGCCGTCGGCAGCGAGGATCGGGGTGGTGATGACGCCGCCGTCGAACGGGATGGCGAGCGCCGTTGCATCGACCTGCTTGCAGTTGCCGCCGACGTCGCGCAGCATGACCGTGTCGCCAGCGACGAGCGCGCCCACCGGGAGCGCCCCCATCTGGTCGCAGACGTCGATCGTCGGCCAGGTCGCCAGCACGCACGAGCCGCCCTGCACGATCGGCACGAGGTCGCCGGGGTCCGGCTCGCACGCGCAGGCCGCGATGGCCTGCAGGTCCGCGCACAGGTCGTAGGCGAACGTGGGGCCGTGCCCATTGATCCCACCCGGGGTGATCGTCAGCGCCGCGGTGACGCTGATGCCGGTCCACGGCGTCTCGAAGAACTCGACCAGCGTCTCGGCGTCGCGCCGCACGCACCCGGCACCCGCATCGACCACGACGATGGTGTCTCCGGGCGCGGGCAGCTGCAGGAGGTAGTTCCCGAGCGCGGTGCAGATCACCGCCGGGTCGAACACCTGCGCGATGGTCGAGCGGAAGCACTGGCCGCCCGACAGCACGACGAGCTCGTCGGTGAGGACCGGCGCCGGCAGCGCCGGGAACTGGTGCAGCAGGCAGCAGCCGTCGATGTCGAAGGTCGGGCTGTGGCCCGCGGTGCCGCCGGGGGTGATGGTGAGGCAGGCCGACAGGCTCGTGCCGCTCCAGAACGTCTCGGGCAGGCAGCAGCACTGGTCGGCGGCCTGCTTGCACGCCTCGCGGCCGGTGAGGACGACCGCCTCCACCGTGGCGTTGCCGAGCGCGGCTGGCGTCAGGTGGACGCGGTAGAAGCCGGGCTGCTGGATGACGACGCTCGTCATCGAGATGTCGTCGTCCTCGCCAACCTGCACCGGCACGTTGCACGGGAAGAACGGCGCCTCGGTCTGGATCGTCGCCGGGGTGACCTGCGGCGGCGGCAGGCAGCTGCCCGACTGCTGCTGCGGGAGGTTGCCGAGCGCGACCAGCGCGCGGTAGACCTGCGCCACCTCGCCCGCACCGAGGCCCCACGCGTTGATGAGGACGCAGTCGCCCGGCGCGACGGCGATGATCTGCGATACCGGGGAGGTGGATTGCGCGTCGAACAGGATGATGTTCATACGACTGGCGCCCCGGTGAGCAGATCAATCCAGTTGGTGCCGTTCGAGAAGCACAGCGCCGCCGCCGGCGTCGCGTTCGACACGTAGATGATGCCGCCTGCAGCCTGCGCTGGCAGCGTGCCTACCGTGTAGATCGGCCCCATCAGCATCGCCGCCGTGCCGACAACCGAGAGTGCGCCGGTCGAGGACAGCAGGAACTTGTTGGTGTCGCTCGTGCCGATCGCGACCTGCGTCGCCGTGGTGGTGACGCCGGTGCCGATCGCCACCGCGTTCGCGTTGACCGAGAGCGTGCCGGTGCCGATCGCGATGGCGTCGGTCGCCGCGCCGACAGCGCCCGGGCCAATACCGATCGCGCGAAGCGCGTTGCCCGCAGAGCCGTTGCCGATGGCAATCGCATCCACCGATCCGGTCGATGCGCCGAATCCCACCGAGATCGCATTGGCTGCGCCGGCGGTCGCTGCGGTGCCGATGGCGACGCTGCGCAGCGCGCTGGCGCCGGAAAGCGCCCCGATCGCGACCCCCTGGTTGTTCAGGGCCGAAGCCGAGAAGCCGATGACGATGTTGTCGTTGCTCGTCGCGGAGGCGCCTTGGCCGATCACGATCGAGCCGTCGTTCACCCCGGCGTTGGCCGCGCTGATGTTGATCGTGTGGCCGATGGCGATCGTGGCGCCGGTGGACACCTGTACGTTGGTGCCGATGGCGATCGAGTTGCCCTCTGGGCCGCCGGCGAGCGCGTTCAGGCCGATGGCGATGCCCGGCGTGGTGCCACCGCCGCCCGAGGCGGCAATCGCCCCGGTGCCGAACACCATCGCGTCGTTGCCGACCGAGTTCGCGCCAGACCCGATGGCGACCGAGTTGTTGCCGGAGGCCGACGGCGCGACGTGGGCGACCGGGTTCTCGGCGTACAGCACCGGCGAGCCGCCGGATGCGGCCTGCCAGGTCGGTGCAACGCCGGGGCCGTTCGAGGTCAGCACCTCCCCGGCCGCGCCGGGCGTACCGTTGATCGAGAGCTCGCCCGCGAAGTTGAGCGCGAGCGCGGTCGCCGACTCCAGCACGACGCCGGAGGTAACACCGCCCACGCGCACGAAGTCGTTGCACGCGTTCGACGAGAGCGTGACCTCGCCGCCAGCGGTGTTGCGGAACAGCCCGGAGTCTGGGTCGGAGGTGAACGAGTACGACGGCGCCGCGCAGGTGCCGTCCGGGGCGAGGAGCGGGAAGCCGCCGCCGCCACCGCCCGGGATGTTGATGGTGACGCCGCACCCGCCGACCGAGGCGGTGACGCCGGCGCCGGTGAAATTCAGGCAGCTGAACTGGCCGAGCGGGACGCCCTCGTCCTGGATGCTGATGAGCGCCGGGCCGGTCGAGCCGCCGCCGCTCGAAGCGGTCGGGCAGTCCGCTGCTACAGCGCCCGGGATCGGCGTGTTGGTGCCATCGACGATCGTCTGGGTGTTGACGCTGCCGTCCGGGTTGAGCGTCGTCGAGAGGAACGCGTTGAGGACGTCCTCCGCGGGCGGGATCGTGTAGCAGATCGGGGAAAGGAACGGTCCCGGCCCTTGCGGGTGGGCGGGGTCGTTGGTGAAGACCCCGTCGGTGGGCAGGCAGAGGTTGTCCTGGGACATCAGCTGTTCCTCACGGCGCCGACGAGCGCCTGGAGAAGCGACCACTGCTGGTCGTTCTTCTCCGGCAACGTCAGCACCGGATTACGCCAATACGCCCGGCGGACCCCCGCGATGCCGCCCCCACTCGCGTAGGTCAGCACCTTACCCGCCGAGAAGTCTAGGGTGAACATCCCGGAGCCGTCAACGAACGTGACGGTCCCGAAGCGCGCGAGCAGGATGTCCCACACGTTGTCGCCGACTTCGACCGCGAATCCGTCGAGCATGGCGCGCTCCTCAGCTGGGGGACGACGCAGCCGGAGGCGGCGGGCAGCTGGAGTAGGCGATGTCGCCGCCGCCGAGCGTAGAGGCGCAGGGCACCTCGTAGGCGCCCGGCACTGGCACGTGGTTCGCGTCGGTGATGACGACCGAGTCGGCGGAGCAGTCGGCAAGGATCGTCACCTCCTTGAAGCCGGGCAGGCCGCAGCACACGCCCTGCGCGTAGAGCGCCGGGGTGAGGTAGCAGATCGGCGTCTGCACCGTCTGCGGGATGCACACGTCGGGGTTGGGGTTGCCGCACTTGTCGGTTCGTTCGAGCGCCATGAGGGCCTCCTAGCCGGGTGAAGGGGTTTGCCCGATCGCTGGGATCGGAGTCTGCGGCCCGGCGTCGATCTCCTCGGTAATCGTCGCCTGTACGTCGGGGTTGATCGCGAACTGCTCGATCGGCACGCCCAGCCCCTCCAGCGCCTTCGCCCACACCCACTCCAAGACCTTCCTCGCCTTGTCGGGTGCGATCTCGGCGACCGCGGGGGACATCTGGGACACGACCTGCATCGACTCCAGCGCGCGCTGCTGCGCGAGCTCGCGCTCGACGATGCCGCTCGACCCGAGCGCGCGCACGTTCGCGTCGCCCTTGATCGAGTCGTCCTCGCTGTAGGTCATGTTGTAGTCGTAGAGCGCCTGCGCGAACGGCACGAAGATGCCGGTGTCGAGGTTCTGCACCGGCATCTTGAAGACCTTGAGCGCCTGCGCGAACACCGCGCTGAACCCGCGGAAGGTGCGACCGGCGCCGCTCAACCCGGTGTCGCCCTGCGCGTAGTTCGGGATGTTCGAGACGTCGTCGGCGACCTTCCAGTAATACTGCAGCACCGGGATCAGCTTGGAGATGATCTCCGGGACGTTGGTGAAGGTGTAGGCCGGGCGCCCGCCGTTCACCATGTCGGGGTCCACCAGGCGCGCGCGGTAGGGGCTGATGTCGAGCAGGTCTTCGAGGTTGGCGACGTAGCCCTTCACGCGCTGCACGTCGATCTCGACCTGCGGCCCCGAGGAGAACGCCATGTTGCGGATCTGCGCGCGGGTGGCGGCGTTCAACGAGCGCTGCACGTCGCGCAGCTTGATGACCGGGCAGGTGTTCCAGAACCGCTCGCCGTGGCGCTCGTAGGAGGCGTTGTGGAACGGGCGCTGGCTGACGTACGGCTCCTCCATCACCTTGCACATGAGCGTGCGGTAGCCCGACACCACCACCTTCGTCTCGTAGTAGGTATCGTCGTCGGCCGAGATCCCGTACGGGCGGAGCTCGCGCCCCGAGCAGATGCCGTGATGCTCGATCGCCTCGATCGTCTCGTCCTCGCGCCACAGCTGGACGTTCGCCTGCACCTCGGGGTTGCCGTTCAGGTCGTCGATCAGCCAGTTGCGGTTGCGCGTCTGGTACTCGTGCAGCAGCGCCTTCACCTGCGAGTCGATCCAGTATTTCTGGCCGAGCGCCCACGTGAGCGAGCGCCGGGTCATGCGCTGCTTCTCGATGACGTAGGTGCCGTTCTGGGTGTTCGAGGAGTCCGGCGAGGGCTTGAAGTCGAACGGCGCGACGCGGTAGGCGTTCAGGCGGTCGCGCTTCTCGACCACGCGCGAGTTGCCCTTCCAGTAGATGCGCGGCTTGTTGGTGAGGATCGGACCCTTGACGATCGCGGCCGGGAAGGTGACGAGGTCGTAGAACAGCTGGTACATCGTCTGCAGGAAGTCCATCTCGACGCACTCGTCGCGCATCAGACGCTCCATGCCCTTGGCCGCCTTCGCCGCCTCCGAGTAGGCGAGTTTGCGCTGCGCCTCCTTCAACTCGCGCGCGGTCTTTTCCAGGTCGCCCGGGAAGCGGGCGATCATCTCGCCGAACAGCACGTCCTGCGCCTGACCGGGCATCGCGCCGAACGCCTGCGCCGCGGCGAGCGCGTTGCCCTGCGTGGACGCGTTGACGATTTCCATTTTCAGATCGCGCAGGATCTTCTGCTTCATGCGCGAGGGGAGGTCGGGGATCGGCGTCGGCTCGACGATCCACGGCATCTCGACCACGTTGCCCAGCATATCGCGCAGCCACGCCTCGGCGGCCATGCACTTCATGTCGGTGAGCGGGATGAAGATGTCGATCCCGCCGAGGAGCGGCGCGTCCTGCGGGTCGTAGACGCCGCGGCGCTGCCGGTCGCACATGAACAGCGTCTCCTCGATCGAGTACCCGGCGATCACGTCGGAGCGCATCCACTGCGTCGCGTCCCACCAGCGGCGCACCACCATGTCGGCGAGCGGGTCGTAGCGCGAGGTGTCGGTCGCGCGCGAGGAGGACGAGAAGATCGTCTTCTCGTCGGACTTGATCGCGAGGGCTTCGCCCGATGGGTAGGAGCGGCTCATGCCCAGAGTGTCTTCGCGCGCGGCATCGGGGTGGGCGTGGCGAGACGGCCCTGCTGGTAGTGCAGCGCCAGGTATTGCAGGCCGTCATGGATGTCGGCGAAGTCGTTCTTCTCCGGCATCGCGCGGTGCGCGACCATCAGGCCGCTCGACTCGATCTTCTTGTAGTGGTACTTCCCGCGGAAGCCCTCGATGACCATCTTGCAGGACGGGTCGATGGACATCGCACCGCGTCGCTGGAGGAGATAGACAACAGCCCCCATGCGCAGGTTAAAACGGTTGGAAGTCGCAAGGGTGGCCTCGAAGCCGCGGCGCTGGAGAAGCTGTAGCGCCGTCTTCCCGCCAGCGCCCAGACGCGGATTCGACGGATCGAGGATGCAGATGATCGGGTTACGCGGGAAGTGCTGCGCCACGAACGGCGCCAGGGCGGCCTCGATGAATTCGTCGAACGGGGTGTCCTTCGCATGGAGCTCCCGCAGCACGTTGACGCGTCCGCCGGCGATCTGGCCGAAGACCGCGCCCGGGTGGAGGCCGGAGGTGTCGATGCCGACGCAGATCGTGAGCGCGTCGTGGATCCTGAGCGGCTCCGGCGAAACCATGTCCTCGTGCCAGTAGCCCTCGTAGACGGGCTTGCCGGTGACGAGCGTGCCGTACAGGCCCATGACCATCGTGCGGATGAACGCGTCCGACGAGCCGGGGATCATGTCGAGCCAGTAGTCGTAGCCCGCGTTCTGGATGCGCGCGTAGGTCGCCGCCGGGTTCGGCCGGTAGAGGCGCTTGTCGGGGAGGAACATCCCGGGCGGGCCGTCGTAGAGGAGCGGGCTGGCCTGCTTGAAGAAGCGCCAGCCCTCCACCGGATCGACCATGTCGGCCTTGTACCACCAGTGATATTCGTCGGGCGGGTTGGTGTCCATCACCACGAAGCGCGAGACGCAGCCCTCCTCGTCCTTCGACGGGAACCGCCCGCAGGATGACTTCACCATCGCCACGACGTCGGGCCGCTCGATGCCGCGCGCCTCGTTGATCCACGCGAAGCTGGCCTCGAACGACTGCAGGTTCTCGATCACGTTCTCGCCGTCCATCGCGAGGAAGATCGTCTCCATCTCCACGCGCGAGCCGTCGGCGCCGGGCAGCTTGGTGAAGCCGCGGATCGGGTACTGGCCGGTGAACCGGCTCGCGCTTCCGAGCCACTTCTTGAACGACGGGATCGTCGTCGTCTCCAGCTGGCGGTAGGTGTCGCGCAGCACGAGGAACTTCGATCGCCGGTAGCCGCGCGCGTTGACGTTCTGCGCGAAGGCGCCCTGGATCGCCTCCATGATCGAGGCGCCGGACTTGCCCGAGCCGCGCGGCCCCATCACCCCGCGCACCGGCGAGTCGTCGTCGTGGAACGCCTCGATCGTGAGGTCGGGCGGCTCGTAGGCGACGCGCGGCTTGGGTCGCTGGGTCGCTGCCACCGGCGCGGGCGCGTTCACGCCCCGCCCTTGAAGTTGAACTGCTGCCAGCTGCCGCAGCAGCAGCAGTAGGTGCCCTGCCTGGTGATGCCGAAAAGATGATTCCCGCAGTTGCAGGTCCAGTGGTCACCGGCCTGCTCGACGTGGGTGGCGAACACCCCGCGCATCGCGGTGCACGACGGGCATTCCATCTTCGAGGGGTCGGCGCGCGCGTCGATCACCGCCTGCCACTCGTGCTTGCAGGCGAGGCAGATCGCCGGGCCTTGAATGTGCGGGACTTCCGGTGAGTCGGCCTCGGCCTTCTGGCGGCGCGCTTCGTCGAGGAGGATGAGCTCGCTCACGCCGGCTCGCGCTCCTCGGGCGGGTTCGACTCCTCCTTCGGGCGGTCCTTCATCTTGTAGCTGATATGGAACTCGACGCCCTCGGTGCCGGTGACGCGCAGCTGCTTCTCGTCGGTGAATCTCCGGGTCGTGCGCTCGGCGACGAAGCGGTCGATCTTGTGCTTCTCGACTGCGCGGCGGACCGCGACGTCGTCGGCGGCGCCGTCGAGCTCCACCTTGCTCGCATCGAACTGCGCGTCGGCGGCGTTGTCGCGCGCGACCGCGAGATCCTCGGCGTTGACGTGCACGGCGGCCCACTTGGCGAGCAGGCCGTGCGAGATGTCGTGCTTCCTCGCGATCGAGGCGACGGTGTCGCCGTTGGCGATGTCGTCGAGCAGATCCTCGGGGCCGTACTCGTGGAGGAAGAGCTCGGTGCGGCGGAACCGCCGCCACATCCTCAGGTTGAACTCGGAGACGCTGTAGCGATCAGCGATGGCCTGCGTCGAGGCGCCAGCCTTGGACAAGGCTGCCTCGATGACGTCGATCCCCACCTGATCGAGCCGGGCGTAGTCCCGGCGCCGAAGCGGTGTCCCCGACATGGGCTGGTCAGCCTATCGCGGGGGCGCTGGCCGTGGCGGAATGGGGCGTCGTCCCCGGCAGGGACATCCCATTGAACGCTCCTCGAACGGTGAGCGGGCGCTCACCTCGTTGCGCGCGATGGTAGACGCCGCTTGCGGGATTTGCAACCCCGGTCCATACTGACACGATCTTGCATGGAGGTCGGGATGGCGAAGAAGGCCGCACCTGAGACGACCCGGCGGTGGGTAAAGATCGGCGAGCAGGAGGTCGAGATCATCATCGACGCCGCGGGCGTGATCGTCGGCGCCGACGAGACGCTGGAGGACTGGATCGGCGAGCCGCTGGCGAAGTTCGTCGAGGACGGCGCGCGCTTCGGCTGGCGGGTGATCGAGAAGATCCCGATGGCGATCGACCCGGCGCTTGCGCAGGTGGTCAAGGAGGTCACCGACGGCGGCGACGCCCTCGACGCGAAGGGCATGAAGCAGGCCCTCAACGAACTCATCGCGCAGCAGGGTAAGCCATTCACGATGCTGCCAAAAAAGCCGGAGGGCGGCGTGGCGGGTCCGCCTTCGAGCGTGAAGAAGCCGCCCGGAATGAGGGTCGGACCAAACGCCGACTGGGGCCAGATCGTCCCGGGCGGAAATGAGGCGTGGGGCCTCACCGCCGAGGAGATCCGCGTGAAGGTGGACGCGGCCGAGCGGCAGGCGGCGCTCGCGCGCGCCGAGGTGGAGCGCATCAAGCGCGAGTGGTCGATCGCGCAGGCGAAGGAGGGGCGCGGGATCGACGCGATGAACGCGGCGCTCTTTCCCCCGGCGCCGCAGCTGCCGGCGGACCTGCTGCGCCTGCTGCAGCGGCTCGTTGCCGACGAGGTGCAGGCGATGGCGCGGCGCATGGCCGAGGAGTTCAGGATCGACCCGCGCCGCTGGCAGGAGGTGGAGCGGCAGCTGATGGACCGGGCGCAGGTGCGCGCGCGCGAGGCGCTCGCCGCCTACGAGCGCAACATGATGCCGCCCAAGTTCATGATTCGAGAGGGGAAGATGCCGGAGTTCTAAAAGTCAACGGCCCCGGGCGGTGGGATTCCGACGGGGCCGTCTGTAGATCCGGGGTCCGTGCCGACGCCGACCAAAGCGTCATCCCGGGTGACAAGACCGGGACGGATCATGCCGCGGACTGTAGCGAGCGATTACTCACCTGTCAAGTTTTCAACAACCTGCGAGGACCGAACGATGACCGACGACAACCAATCCGCCCTTCCCGAAGCCCCGAGCGATGCGCTGGGCGCCGCCCCGCCGATGGACGGCAGCCAGATCCGCGGCTACCGCACGCTGCCGCCGGAGGTGATCGCGCGCATGAACGAGGTGAAGTCGATGGAGGTGGCGGTGGCGATGCTGTGGAAAACGATGATGGCCGACAAGTCCACCGACAGCCGCTGGCTCTCGATCGCCAAGACGCACTTCGAGCAGGGCTTCATGGCGATGTCGCGCGCGGTGGCGAAGCCGGTCAGCCCGTTCGAGGCGAAGCAGCCGTGACCTACCGCCGCGTCATCAAGCCGCGGGCGAAGTGGCTGCGCGAGCGGACGAAGGTGCGGGGATACCGCGGGCATTGGGAGGTCTGGTGCCAGGTAAGCGGGATCCAGAACTTCCAGGTCGGCGGCGACCTGCCGACGAAGGCCGAGGCCGAGTGGATGGCCGACCAGTTCGCGAACGCGCTGCAGTCATTCCTCGACGACTACACCGGGCGGCCCACCGCATGAGCAACCTGCCCTACGCGAACGCGACCAGCGGCCGACGGGCGCTCGACGACATCCAGCGCCTGCTGGGGGCGTTCGGCTGCGGCCGGTTCGGCCACATGACCGACGCCTCGGTGGGCGAGGTGATGGTGCAGTTCGAGTACCGCGGCCGACAGGTGTCGGTGAAGGCCAGCACGCGCGGCTACGCGGCGGCGCAGCTGAAACGCAACCCGTGGACGCCCCGCAAGGCGCGCCCGAAGGCCGACTACGAGCGCGCCGCGCTGGAGCAGGCCGAGATCGCGGTGTACTCGATGCTGCGCGACTGGTTGAAGGGGCAGCTGACCGCGATCGAGACGGGGATGCTGTCCTTCGAGGGGGCGTTCCTCGCGCAGATCCTGCTGCCCTCGGGGAAGACCGTCCTCGAACACGTCGAAGCCTCGAAGGCGCTGCCGCCGCCGAAAGACGTCCCATGAGCGACATCCTGTTCATCTACATGAACGAGCAGATCCGCCGCTCGCGGCCGCGGCGGCCGGTGATCGTGGTGCAGAACGCCACCGGCACGATCAGGGCCGAGGGCAACATGGTGGTCATCAACGGGCCGAGCGTCGTACGCTTCGACCATCGCGGCTGCCCGGTGGTGAAGACGCACAGCGTGACCGCGTGGATCGAGGCGCAGGAGCGCGACGTGGTGCTGAAACGTGACCCGGACCGGGAGGCAAGATGAAGCTGGGCGACATGACGATCATGGTGAAGAACCGCATCCGGGTGGAGTTCGACGACCTCTCCGAGCGCGAGTTGAACCTCCTTGCGCGGCTCTACATCATGAGCGTGGCGACCGCGGCGGTGAAGATGGGCGAGGTGTCGCGCCACCTGTGCGGGTTCGCGCACGACTTCCTGTGCACGCCCGGGCGGCACGAGTTCGTGGCGCAGTGGGAGGTGGCGCTGCTCACGGATCTGGAGGGCATCATCGAGGCCAAGCGCGATGAGGCGAAGCGCGAGGACACGCGCGAGCAGGCGTCGATCCCGGAGTTCGGCTCGATGAAGGAGTTCATCGGCGCGATCACCGAGGCGATCAAGGCCGGGGGCGGGCGCGACGTGAAGGTGATGACCCGCGAGGACGCCATTGCCGCGGGCCTGCTGCCGAAGGACTGGGTGCCCCCGGCCGACCCGCAGCCGGGCGGGCGGCGGCGCGGGCCGAAGGGCCGCAAGCCGTGAGCCTCCCAAACCGTCAGAACCAGTACACGACCGCCATCGCGATAGCGGTGCGCAACCTCGACCCGCGGGTGAAACGGATCGAGTCGCTGTCGGCGCGCGACGGGATGGTTCTCCTCATGCGCTGCAGCGGCTACCGCCCGATCATCATGCGCATCGGGCGCCGCGATCTCGACGGGGTGATCCGCCGGTGGGCGCCGCTCAAGTCCCAGCCGACGCACTGGATGCACCTCCCGCGCTCGATCGAGGCGCCGTCCATGCGGACCGGCCCGTACTGGCCCGGCACGGCGGACTGAGAAATGACCGTCTCGAACGAGCCGCGGGGCCGCTTCATGCTGCGCACCTGGCGCTGCTGCGGCAACCTGTGGGAGCTCCTCTACAACGATAGCCCTCGCTGGCACTGGCGGCGCCGGTGGCGGCCGAAGTGCGACGTGTGCGGCTACCACCTTCCCGCGCCCGAGTTCGACGGTGGACAAAAGCCCAAGACCGGAACCCACCTCCACACCTACCCACAGGTGTAGGGAGCGCGACTGGTGCTGCTGCTCGATCGTGGCGCTGGAGCCTGACGAGCGCTGCCCGGTGCACGGCCCGGGCGAGTTCCCGCCGCGCTGCGCCGAGTGCGGGCGCTTCCTCCCCTGGTCGCAGCGTTACCGCGACCGGCTGCACGACCACGACGGCTCCTCGACCCACGACTACGAGGGGCTGTGCGATTGAACCCGCGTCCTGTCTATGTCGAGATGACGCCGGTGCAGGTGCGCCGGGGCGAGGCCGTCGGTCAGGCGCGCGCCGACTACGCCGCTCGCCAGCCGACCTGGCAGCACCGCTACGGCTGGACGGGCAAGGATCCGGCCGAGCCGCACATCGCCGGGGCGGTGGCCGAGTTCGCGGTCGCCATCGCCGCCTGCCGGGCGTGGGAGCCGTCCCTCCTCCCCGACACCGAGCGTGGTGACGTCGGCCGGGTGCAGGTTCGCTCGACCCCCTACTCGGGCGGCCACCTGATCCTCCACAAGCGGGTGTGGACCAAGAAGAACGGCTGGCGCGGGGACCGCGACGAACACGCGTTCGTCCTCGTCACCGGCCATCGCCCCTGCCTCTACATCCGCGGCTGGATCCTCGGCCGCGACGGCAAGAACGACGACTGGTGGGGCGAGCTCCAGCCGGGCCGCCCTGCCTACAACGTCCCGCAGCACGTCCTTCGGCAGTTCATCGACAAGCGCCCCACGATCCTGTCGGACTCTTGACACCTCACCCGAGGTAAGCGCACGCTCCCGATCGCAGGGTCCGTGGTCGCTCCATCTCGCCGAACCGTCTTTCGGCACCCCCGTCCCCTGTTCTCGTCTCCCGAAACCCCTGCTCGGCAGCTGGGGGCATACGGGACCAAGCCACCGGCCTCGTTCGCGATCAGCCGGGAGGACGCGCGGTGATCCGCCCCAACGGACCCGTGGGGAGCGAGCCTTCATCACCACCCCGGAGGGGGGGTAGGGGGGGAGGTCTTCACTCGTTGCCTGCCTCAACGTGGGTGCCGGGAGGGACCGAGGCCCCTGACAGGCTGAGGCCGCGGGTTCGAGTCCCGCCACCCGCTCCCTGACCCGGTCAAGGTTTCCCGTGAAACCTCTCCCGGTGGTGCTTCCTGCAGATCCACACCACCCGTAGCGGATCCCGATAGTCCGGGTGGTGCTTCTCGGCCCTGTTGAGGCAGTCAAGCACCATGCACGGCTCGGGTTTCAGCTTGCCCCGGCGCTGCATCACGTTCGAGTACGACCTCGTGTTCGCCTTGAGGCGCTCAACATCCGGCAGATCGCGGTGCTTCGGCCTCGTCCGGCGCATGTTCGCGGCGTGGCAGGCCCGGCAGTACCTCTGCGGCAGACGGTCGTTCGGTCCGCCACACGCGCTGCACGTCGTCTTCCTCATGGCCTGATGTTCCACTGAAACAACTTCGGCCGCAAGGGCGGAAAATTTCGGGGTGGCCGTGATGCCCCCCCCCTGTCCCGAGGTGAGGACAACGGTCAGCGTGCCGGAACCCGCCTATGGTGTCCTCGCGCACCCCCGGGGGCCGCCGGCCTGGTCCGATGCGGGGGGGGGTCGCGCTGCCCGGGCGCTGCGGCGGGTGACCTGACGCGCTCCCGACAGGTGACGGACGCCTGACGGACGCGGCTGCCCGGGTGTCGGCGCTCCGGCAGGTGTCGGCTGCGTGGCACGTGGGATGCTGGTGACGGAATCCCGCCAGGTGACTGATTCCCGACAGGTTTCCGGCAGCGGAGGTGACGCAAATTGCGGCAGAATGTGACGTGCCGCGTCACCTGGCGAGATCCCGACGGCGCGCGGGAAATTGACGGTTTCCGGTCACCCCGCCGCCGACCAGCCGCCCATCCCCCGCCGACCTGACGCTATCCCGTCACGTTCCCCACGCGTACGCGCGCGCGAGGGCGCGATCGCACGCCCGCAAGGGCGCCGAGGTGTCGGGCTGCGGTCACCCCCGGGCAGGCGTCGGGCGCATGACAGGATCCTGTCCGGATGGCATGATCGGTGCATGGGTGCCGGTTCCCGTTGCGGCGTCAGTCGGCGCCCCGGGCCGATCGGAGGACCGATGCAATCCCTTACCGCCATGCTGACCGCGAAGCAGACCGGGGCGATGTTGAACGCCTTGGTCATGCTGGGCGCTCCGGCACCCCAAGGCGGGCAGGTCACGGACGCGTGGCTGCGAAGCCTCGCCCCGGACTTGGTCACGCGCGCTGCCGCCCTGTGCGGACCGCGCACGCTGACCCTCGCCACCATGTTCACCCAAGGCGCCCCGGCCGCTACCGCCGCCGCGCCGACCCCCGCCCCGGGCGACGCCCCGGCGCTCCCCTCGCCCGCTCCGGCGGTCGCGGCTGCGCCGGTCGCGCACCCCGAGGACTTGCCCCCTGCCGCCCCGGCGGCTGCGACAACGTCAACCGCGGGCGCGCTGTTCGGCGTCGCGGGCGACGCGGGCGCCATCCCGGTCAAGATCCTCCCGGGCGGGCGCAAGCATGACCCCGCCTACGTGTTCCGCGCCGACCTGATCGCCCCGCTGTTGCACGCGTGGGGCGCCGGGCTTCACGCGTGGCTGTACGGCCCGCCGGGCACCGGCAAGACTACGATGCTGCGCGAGATTGCCGCGCGCACCGGGCGCCCCTTCTTCCGGGTGAACTTCGCCGATGGCGTGGACCGGGGCGACCTGATCGGGCAAGACACCCTCACCGCCGGGTCGATCACGTTCCGGGCGGGCGCCGTGCTGACAGCGCTCCGCACCCCGCACGCCATCCTGCTACTCGACGAGCCGAGCGTCGCGCGCCCCGAGGACTTGATCGCGCTGCACCCCATCCTTGACGGATCCGGGGCGGCGATCATCCCGCAGACCGGGCAGCGCATCGAGGTTGCCGAAGGCGTCAGCATCGCGGTCGCGAACAACAATCGGGGCGACGCCGATCGCTCCGGGATGTACGCCGGGCTTCGCCCGCAGTCCGAAGCGCTCCGGGATCGGTTCGGCGTGTTCATCGAGGTTCCCCATCTGACCGTCGCGCAGGAAGGGCGGCTGCTAAGGAAGCGCATCCCGAGCATGGACAAGGCGACCGCGGTCGCGCTCGCCACGACCCTGCAGGCGTCGCGGGAACTTGCCCGGAAGGAGGACTTCCCGCAGGCGGCGATCAGTCACCGCCAAGCGCTCGCGTGGGCTTCCCTCATGGGCGCGGGCATGACACCGCAGGCGGCGTTCACCGCCGCCGTGAGCGCGCGCCACGACCCGGAAATGGGCGAGGCGCTGCAGGCGCTGTACCTGAAGAACTTCGCCCCGGGCGACGTCACCCCCGAGGCGGCGAAGGCGATCGAGGAGGGCGACGAATGAGCGCGTTCGACTCCCCGATCGCAGGCGACGTGTTCAGCGGGATCGGCCTCGCATTCGAGGCGCAGGTCCGCACCGCGTTCAGCCGACTCCCCAAGCGCGCCAAGGTGGGGCGGGTATGCGTCATCCCCGGCAACATGGCAGCTGTCACGTTCTCGCCAGGTGTCGGCGCGGCGACACAACCGCGCGGCGGCACGACCTACGACGTGACCCTCATCCTCCCCGCGGTCAACCCCGAGGACGAAATGACCCGGCGCGAGGCGGCGATCTTCGCGGGCTACGCGGTGCATGAACTGGCGCACGTTTGCTACACCGACCTTAAGGTGTACGCCGACTTCGCGCAGCGCGGGCCGATGCACCGCCATGTCTTGAACGCGCTAGAGGATGCGCGGATCGAGCGCACGCTGATCCGGGAGCGCATCGTGCCGGGCGGGCGCTCGCTCCTCCTCCCGCTCGTTGAGTACCTGATCGACCGCGCCGGGCCTGAGTTCCCGGCGCTCGTTCGCGCCGACAAGTACAGCGCGCTCCCGTTCGCGCTGGCGGTCCTGTGCCGCCGGTACGGGGGCGCACTGACCGAAGCCATCCGGGCGGTCCTGCCGCCGAGGATGCGCACCGCGGTCGCGCAGGCCGACGCGGCGATCGACTGCGCGAACGGCACCGCCGACCTTGTCAGCGCGGCGCAGGCAATCATCGACCTGTATGCCATCCCCGCCGCCCCGGCACCCCTGCCGCAGCCGCAGCCGGGCGCCAAGGCGCCCAAGGGCGAGCCGGGCGAGCCGGGCGAGGGCGACCCGGGCGACGCGGGCGACCCGGGCGACGCGGGCGACCCGGGCGACGATGATGGCGAGGGCGACGATGCGGGCGTCAACGCGCCCCGGGACGATGGCGCCGAGGACGGCACCCCGGGCGAGGGCGAGGACGCCGACGATGGCGCCGACGATGGCGAGGAGGACGGCGCCGACGGTTCGGGCGACGGCGCCGACGGCGAGGGCGACGATGGCGACGCGGACGCCGAGGGCGACGATGGCGCAGGCGACGCCGATGGCGAGGGCGAGGGCGAGGGCGACGCCGATGGCGACGCTGGCGACGCTGGCGACGCTGGCGACGCGGACGCGGGCGACCCGGGCGACGCGGGCGAGGGAACGGGCGGGGGCGCTGCAGGCAAGGGCGGATCCGACGACGAAGCGGCGAAGGCTGCAGCCGAGATTGACGCCGACCCGACCCTTGACCCGGAGCCGAGCAAGGCGGCGGACGCGGTCGCCAAGGACGTGAGCGGCGAGGAGTCGGGCACCTACTTGGGCGAGATGATGGCGCATCAGCAGCCGATCGTATGGCGCAAGATCAGCGCGACGATGGGATGGACCGCCGAGGACTATCAGAAATGGGCGGCACGCGCGTTGAAGGAAGCCAAAGCGAACCCCCTCACGGTTTCCCGCATGGCGCGCGCGCTGCGCTCGCCCCGGGTATCGTGGGCGACCCGGAAGCTGACCGCCGGGCGAATCGACCCTCAGCGCCTGCCGCGCGTCGGCGTCGATGATCCGACCGTGTTCATCCGCCGGGGCGAGACTCCCGGCATCGAGACTGCGCTGACCATCTTGGTCGATGCCTCCGGCAGCATGGGCGGGCGCAAGGCGTGGGCGGCGGCGCAGGCGAGTTACGCGCTGGCCGCGCTGTTCTCGTCCATGAGGCTCCCGTGCGAGGTCGCCATCTTCAAGGATGCGGACGCCGGGCCGATTATCTACACCGCCAAGCTGCGCGACGCCGCGCTGCGCCGGGCGCTGCCGCACATTGCCGAAATTCAGGGGCGCGCGAACGGCGGCACCCCGGACACCGAGGCGATGATTGCCTACGCGCGCAAGATGGCGCGCTGGCCCGAGGCGCGGAAGATCCTCCTTGTTATCACCGATGGCGTCGGGTCCGCGTCGCAGTCGGCGCACGCCGAGCGGATCCGGGAAGCCGAGCGGATGGGCGTGCAAGTCGTGGGCGTCGGGATCGGCGTGCATCCCGAGCAGCTGACGCTGCGCTACCCGGGCGAGGGGCGCAGCGTCGCGGTCGATCAGGTGACCGACCTGCCCGCCGCGCTCGCCAAGGTGCTGATGCACTGCGCCGACGAATGGGAGCGGGCGCACGCGTGACCCCCGGGCGGGGGTGCAACGCCCCCGCCCCCCCCCTCCTCCCCTGAGCCGCTCGCCTGGCGGCCGCCTGGAGCTCGCTCCGGAGAATTTGCGCCCCGCCCGGTGACCTGACGGACTCCCGACACCGCCGGCATCCCGACACAACCCCCCGAAGCAACGCCCCGCCCGGCCATGTCCGCCGGTGGGATCCCCCAGAATCCCCTGAACGCGCTCCAGCGGCCCGCACCGGATCCCCCTATGGCACCGCCGCGGCCCGCCCCGGCCCGGATCATGATCTTGACAGCGGCCTGCGTTCGGAGTACAGTTCCGGGAGCGTTCCCAATCCCGGGAGCGCAACGCAAACGCACATAGAAAGGTCCGTCATGCCCGAGCCAGATTCCGCGCCCGCCAACTACAACCCCGCCGCCGCCGTGTTCGCGGTCCTCGCCGCCGCCGACCGCCCGCTTGACATCCACGCGGTCCGCAAGGCGCTGCCGAAGATGCCCGAGGGCACGGTTTCCTCCTCGCTGTCCAAGCTGCGCGACTTCAAGGCGATCGAGCGCAACACCGGCACGCGGCCCGCCGTGTGGCGCGCGGTCGTGCGCACGCTGCCCGCCGAGTTGCAGACCGGGCGCCTGTCCAAGCCGATCGCCCCCGGCCTCACGCGCAACCGCGCGCACGGCCCGCGGATCGGCAAGGCGGGCGACCTGCTCGTCACGCTGCCCGTAGGCAAGCGCGAAACGATGACCGTCACCGAGCGCGACGCGCGCGCGCTGTACGCCGCGCTTGGTCGGCTGTTCGGCAAGGGGGGCGCATGACCGCGGCCATCATCGTCGTGCTGCTGTTCGTCGCGTGGTACTTCTCCGGGAATCCCAATGGCTGACCGCTCGCACGTTCAAGAGGTCCGCTGGTCGCAGGGCGGCGAGTCCAACATCATCGTCAACGTCCGCGACGTCTACGGCAAAGAGGTATCGGTGTGGGTGAGCCGCCGGACCGCCCTGAAACTCGCCTACCGGATCATCCGCAGGTTCCACGAACAGGAGCGCCCCGCATGAAGACGCTTGAGGCGAAGGTGGTCACGCTGTACGGCGGCTTCCCGCCCGCCCCGGTGATCGTCGCGCGGGTGCTTGAGGGGGCGAAGCTGGTCGCGCAGGCGAGCGGGTGCTTCGCGAACGAGGGCGAGGCGCACGATTGGGCGAGCGGCGTGATCGTGGCGCTGCGGGAGCGTGCACCATGCGCCGCCTGACCCCGGAGGAGCGCGAGGAGCGCGGCCTGCCCGGCCCGGCGATGGCGCTCGCGCTGCTCGTCGGGCTGCTCGCCGCGATCGGCCTCATGATGTACGGGGGCGCGTGGGTGTTCTGGCGGCTGGCCGAGTGGGTGGGCCGATGACCGCCGCGATCCTGTTCCTGTGCGTGAACGCAGCGGACTTCCAGACCTGCACCCCGCTGCAGTTCTTCCCTTCGGCCGATGCCTGCTACACCGCCGCGCGCGCGTTTGAGGCGCAGGCGATCGTCAGGCTCCCGGCCGGGTATATCTGCCTGTCGGCGCGCGGATGATGCTCGCCGCCGACTGGTACTTCATGGCGATCGGCTTCGGCATCATCGCGCTGATCGTCGTTCTCATCGTCACGAAGGAGTAAAGTCCGTGCCACCCGACCGACCCAACCTGAAAGACACCCCGGGCATCCCGCCCTATCTGATCGAGGCCGAGCGCCGGGCCATGCTCGCGCTCGTCATCATCCGGCTGGACGAGGTTACGACCTACGCGCGCGACGCGGGCCTGTCGCCCATCTGTCTCGGGCACATTGCCGCGGCCCGCGAACACGCCGCCGGGGCCTACCGCAACGCGCTCGCCGGGAGGACGCCGCGATGAAGTCCTACGTGACCATCGAGCAAGCTGCCTGCCCCGTCTGCTGCAAGGTCGAGGACACCGGGGCGATCCTCATGGACACCCGGCTGACCTACGACCATCGCACCGGCCGGTCGAAGATGCGGGAAACCTTCGATATGCACACCGTCACCGGCTGGTCGCCGTGCAAGGAACACCGCGACCTGTACGCGGCCGGGTACGTCGCCTTCGTGGGCGTGAAGCGCGAGCCGCACCGAAACGCCGACCCGGGCGACATCGAGCGGACCGGCGCGGTGATGCACCTGAGGCTGGCGACCGCCGAAGCGGTGCTGACCGGCGGCTGGCCGAAGGCGAGGGACGGCAGGCCGCTCCCGCTGATCTACTGCCCGGACGAGTTGATCGACAAGATCGTCGCCATGTGCAAGGCGCAGGGCGTCGAGCCGATCGACCCGAAGGACGCCACCCCGACGCCGCCGCCCAACTAGCCCGCGCTGACTCCCCTTTCACCCGGCCCCCGTGCCGGGTTTTTTTTCGCCCCGACGTCGAGGAGGGACTCCGCCAGGGGAAGAAGGGTTCGATCTCGACGAGTTCGAGCGTTTCCGCGCCCGCGGGGTAACCTGACGAGCTCTCGACACCATGACGTATGGCTCACCAGATGAGCCTGCGGTCCCAGTCCAGCCCCGTCTCCAGTCGTTCATCGCCCGGTCGAGGTCAGCCACGTTGTTCACCGCCGCCGCGAAGCCGCCCGCCCGGGCGACGTCGGTCAGGAAACTCTCCTGCGGCCCGGTCAGTTCCCCGTCGGGGGCCTTCGTCTCCACGGCGAGGAACGCGCCGCCGAACGAGCGGGTCATCTGCCCGAGGATGTCGGCGCAGCCCGTGAAGCCGAAGCTGACGAATTGCCCCTTGATGAACGCCGCCCCGGAGTTGATCCGCCGGACCCACGCGACCGAGGGGTGCAAGTTGAGGTACGACAGGCAGGCGGCGAGGATCGGGGTTTCCGGGTTGGCCTTCCGGCGCCGACTACTCCGGGAGGTCCGCGGAGCAGTCCCCCTGGTCGTCCCAGCCTGGTCGGCGACATCTCCTTGTTTCTCGGCCCACCTGATGTGTCGGGATCTCGTCACCTCACCCTCCGGTTCGTTGTCGCTCGTGGCCCCTCGTCTTCTTTGCCTGGCGATTGCCTTCTTGATCCTGGCGATTGCCTCGCCGGGAGAAACTTGCGGGATTCGACGTCGCCCGTCAACATCCTGCGATGCGGCCCGGCGTCCTCGCGTCGCTGCACCCGTTCGTGAAGTTGAAGGCGCAGCGGTTCCTCACGATCTGCAACGAGCGTGGCGTCGATGTCCTCGTCTTCTCGACGCGGCGCACGCGGGAGGAGCAAGCCGCGCGCTACGCGATCGGGCGCACGGTGCCCGGGCCGATGTCGAACGCCCACGACCTGCTCGGCAAGACGGTGACGCCGGACGAGCCGGGGCGCAGCCTGCACGAACTCGGCCTCGCATTCGACGCCTGCCCGCTGCTCGCCGGGATCCCGCTCTCGTTCTCCCGCTCGATCGGTGAGTGGCGCCTGTGGGCGATCATGGGCGAGGTCGCGCAGGACGCGCGCGTGAACCTGCAATGGGGCGGGCGCGAGTTGAAGCCGCAGGGGGTGCGGCGCGTCTGGCACTTCTACTACACCGCCGGGCTGACGGTTGATGAACTGCTGGCAGGTTCGGAGTTGCCGCCGATCCCACGGGGCTACTAAGCTGGGGTCCGGACCCAGTTTCAGCGGTCCACCCTTGAGGATCGGCGGTTCTCCCACGGACGGCACCCGCGGGCAACGGCTTTCTCGGTCGGTCGGCTACGGCCCCGGGGTCGTAAGTCCCGGTGATGCGACCGGCTGGCCTTAGTCGAGTCCCCCGTCGCCCATTCGATCAGTCAGAGCGCCGACGTGTGCGACTTCACCGGGCTGACATTCCCCGGGCGCGGTACGTTTATGTGGGTCGAGCCGCGATAGACCCCAAGGCTACGGCAGCACGTTCTCCGGTGTCTCGATCGGCGCGACGCCCGACGTCGGCGCGCGCGGAGCGCGCTGCTCGTAGTGTTCATCGAGGGCTTTCAAGCCGAGAAGGAGGAGTTCGCGCAGGTCGCGCTTCCCCCAAAACGTGACTGCTGACGAGTCATCGTCACCCTCATGATGCTTGAACGGCCCGCGCACGTGCATCTGCCCGTGCGTGACCGGCAGTTCCAGATAGAAGCGAACCCCGGTGAACACCTCGCCCGACACCTCCTTCGAGACGATCTCCACCCGACGGGTGATTTCCTCGGCATAGACGTTGACGCGCATTCGTCACCTCACTGTTTGGTCGGCAAACCCGGAAGAATCCGCGCCAGGTGGCCGGGGAGCTCGTTCCCCAGCTGGTCGAGGTGCGGCTGCTTGTTGAAACGGACCCCGGCAGAGACGGCCCGGTCCATCGCGGGCATCCCCTTCGCCATCGCGTCGCGCAGCGCGCCCATGTGGGCGTCGTGCATCGGCTTGTCGGTCGCGGCCATCGCCGCCAGCGCGTAGGCGAAGCACTCCTCCAGGACGTCCACGTACGCGAGGACAAGCGCCTCGCGCTCGGGACCGTGTTCGATCACGACCGCACCCAGTCCGGGCGGCAGATCGCGTAGTAGTTCGTCGCCTTCGCCGCCTGCTTCTTCTGCACGACGGCCTGACGCATCCGCTCGCACGCCTCCATCGTCGGCGCCAGCACCTCGGTCCGCTGCGTGTCGATCACCCAGCCGTTCTGCACGGTCAGGATCCCCACCACCAGAATCGCCTTCATGGTCGCTACTCCCTGTTAGGGCACCCGCCTGTCGGGTCGCCGTCATCTAGCCGCATCCTCTCGCTCGCCTTTTTCGCGAGCCACTCACCCACGATCGCCGAGACGTCCTCCGGCGGGATGTTCGCGATGAGCGCCGCCTGCTCGAAGTCGTCGCCCGCCACGAACAGGGCGAACACCGCCCCCTCGGGGATCGCTGCTCTGATCTTGTCGCCGATGTTGTCCCGGTCGGCGATGATCGCCTTGACGAACGGGCTGTTACGGTCGATCGGCATCCGGGCTACCCGTTCGCGTCGATCGTCGCGAGCAGCTGGATCACCTGACGCTCGTCAGCGATCACCTGACCGCCCGGCCCCTCGGCGGCGATCCTCTCGTCGAGGTAGGCGACCGCCTTGGAGGTGGGGCCGAAGGCGACCACCGCCAGCCGCCGGTAATTGCCCAGCGTCGAGTCGTCGCCGGTCGATAGCTTCATCATCGGATCACCACGGTTGCGCTGGCACAGCAGCTGAGGAGGGCGGCGAACACCGACGGCTCGACGTTGATGCAGCCGTTGGTGACCGCCACGCGCTCGGCGTTCGGCCGGTCGTACAGCTTCTCGCGCCCCCGCCACGTGCGATGAATCGCGAACCGATCGAGCGCTGTTTCCTTGAAGGTCAGGATCTCACCACCGTAGCCCGGAAGACGGGTGACCTGGTGCTGGACCGGGAATTCACCGCGAGGTGTCGAGCGCCCGACAAGTGCCGGATAGCAGACACCTTGGAAGCAGATGGTGGCCGACGCCAGGAACACCTCGATCATTCGCTCACCACCTTAAGCCCCTCGATCGCCCGCAGGCCAACGTGGAGCCGGTTCATCCAGTCGCGCATTTCGTCGGCGTCCATGCGCCGCTCGGTGCCGAGGCGACGCATCAGCGCCTCAAGGTCGATCAGCATGGGGCCTTCGACGTAGTAGAGGCCGTCGCCGTCGAACTCGATCACGCGGCGGCTAGTGCCCAGCACGGCGAGCGTGGCGGCAGGAATCACTCGCGGTCCCGCTTGGCGGCTATGTCCACCAGCACCCACGCCGCGCCGATCAGGCACCCGCTAATGAAGATCGGGCCGATCAGATCGACGGTCGCCGCGGGCGGGCCGAACAGCACGCGCTTGAACACCGACAGCGTGCCGAACATCCCGATGCCGCCGAGGACCGCGGCCATCAGCTTGATGGGGTTGTAGTGGTTCATGTGGAAGGCCCCGCTTGCGCAGGGCCTTGGGCATGAACGGCGTTCTGACCCGGGTGCCACCCCGATGGGTCAGGGTTACGCCGGGACTACTCGCGGATCTTTTTCTCCACGGCCTGCGGCTTCGGCGCGGGCTGCACGACCACGGGTGCGGGTTGCACCGTGACCGCCGGGGCCTGAACCGTCACCGCTGGCGCCTGCACCTGAACCACGACCGGGGGGCCGCAGTACGTGTGACTGATCGAGCCGCTGGTCGTCGTGGTGCAATTCTGCTGCTGGGGCATCGTCTGCCCGTAAGCCGCACCGAGGACGAGCATCGTCACGATCATGGCGAGCCAGAAGTGGATGCGCATGATCGACTCCGGTTACTGGCGAAGCGTGACGGGCTGGAAGATCCCGTCGCAGCCGAACCGACCGCGCAGGATGGTGTCATCCCCGGCGAGTCGGCAGTTGGCCGCTTTCTGCTCCGCGAGCGTCGGCTGCATCGCCGCCTTCGTCAGCGCCGTGTCCTGCTCGCTCTTGGTCATGCCGGAGAGCGTGGTCGCCGTGCGGTTGCGGTCGTTCATGTCGCGGATCGTCGTTTCCTTCGGGCTGTCCCACGCCGACGTCTTCGCCGGTTGCGTCGCCGGTTTCAGCTTCTGGCAGGTCGGCGCTGCAGCTGCGTAGGGCGAGGAGCAAAGGACCGCCATGCCGTCAGCGGCCTGCCCGGCCTGCAGGAAGACGCGCGCGGTTTCGCGATACCCGCAATCGTCATCCTTCCACGACGTACCGCCGCCGATGCCGAACCCGCTGATGCCGAGGCCCAGCGACGAGGATCCCATGCAGGGCGACGTCGGCAGGATGTTCGGCGGGGCGATGTTCGGCACGTTGCGGATCGTGTAGGTGCCGCTGTAGTTCAGATCCTGCGTGTTCTTCGTTTCCCGAAGCTGGACCGGCGCCTCGAAATTCTGCTCGATGACGGCGGCGGCGCCAGCGCCCGAGGACGAACCGGACAGCGCTCCGGACTGCGATGCCGCAGCCGCGTTCGCGCCGCCGATTTGCTGGTTGCTCTGAGCGTTCGCGACGCTCACGCCCAGCGCCGCGGCTACGGCGAGGGCGATCTTGACTGCGTTCATCTGTGTCTCCTAGGAAAAAGGCCGGGCGGGGATAAAAGGGAGGGAAACTCCCCGCCCGGTGATCGTGCTGGTTACGGGGTCGGCAGCGCGAACACGTTGATGCCGAAACCGCCGACGCCGACGGCGTTGCCCGCCGCTGCGCCAGCGCCCGCCGCACCCTGCGCGCCGATCGCGCCGCCGAGGGCGATACCGGCCTGCGAGGACACGTTCTGCCCGAGGCTGGTGGACTGCGACGCCGAACCGAGCGGGGTGCTGACGGCCGCGCTGGTGTTCTGCGCGCCGCTCGTGTTCGTCGCCGTCCCGGCCGAGAAGCCGAGGATCGCCTGCGCGCCCTGAGCGGTCGAGCCGTTGGCGACGGCCGCTTCGGACTGCACGCAGTTGCCAGCCAGGACGTTCACCCCGGCGCAGGCGGCGAACGCCTGACCGGCGAACAGCGACGCGAGCGCCGCCGAGACGAGAAGCAACTTCTTCATTTGGTAGATCCTTTCATGAAAGTTGGGTTGGCCCACCTGTGGATTCCCCTCCCCGCCAACGGGCCGTTGTCGTCAGGAAGCGACGCCATCGTGAAGCTATGACATGATCTTGTCAATACCCCCGAGGGTCGAAAAGACAATTTTTCAATAAAGTCGTTTCCACGGCGCCACAGCCCCCTAAACTTTCCCCGGTCCACCGGCTACACTAAAAGAGTAGGCAGGGGGCGAATCTCCAGCGCGCGCGGTGGGCGGGCGTGCTTCATCATCGGGGGTGCGAACATCACCCACGCCCCCGGGCCGGTGCCCTGCTATGGGTAAACCCCCGGACCGCCCACCTACTTCTCCACGTCCCGCAGCGCCCCGACACCAGGTCGGTTGAGTCGGCGGTGCGCCTGATAGGCAGCGCGCCTGACCGTGTGCGTCCCCGCCGTGTAGCGCGCGCCGGTCCCCTTGCACGGCTCGCCGGGGATCGACTGGCACCCCGGGTAGGGGCACGCCACGTAGACCACGGACAGGTCGGTGCGCAGGTAGCGGCCGCGCTCGTTCGGCACAGCGACGAAGCACCAGTCGGGGTGACGGCACTGCCACGCCACCAGCTTGATGGCCGGGACCGGCATCAGCCGAGCGGCGACCAGCCCGTCGGGCGGCTGAAGACGATCTGGTCGAAGCCCGGCTCATCCACCCGCGGGTCGCGCAGCCCGTACTTCCAGCCGACCGGCATCGCGTGTTGTGTCGGCTTCCTGACAGGCGGGTTGCGCCGGAAGGCGTAACGCACGGACGGCGTGGCCCGCGGGAGCTCACGCTGCTGGGTCATGCCCTGCACGATCGCGCGCGCCGCCGGGAGCGAGAAGCCGTCGCGGATGAAACAGCCGAGCGCCGGTTCGCCGATCAGCTGCGCCGCCTGCGTCTCGGCGGGCGTGGCGAGGCGGAACCGCGAGGCGGTGTAGCGCGCCTCCAAGCACAACCCCGTCAGCGTCCTCAGCTTCAACCCGTCGCTGGCGACGTTGGTGACGATGTAGGTGGCGCCAAGCTTCACCTTGCCGTAGTCGGAATGCTCGCGGACAACGAAGTCGTCCTTCTTGAACGTGGTCATGGTGTTACTCCCTAGGTCGGTGGATCAGAACGGAATGTCGTCGGGCATATCGTCGAAGGTGGTCTTGCCCCCACCTGCGGTCGCCGGCGCCCGCGCGGCCGGTTTGTCCTTCGGTTCCTGTCGGGGCCTCGACGATGTCGAGCGCTCGTCACGCTCCTCGTCGCCGCGGCCTGAACTCCTTGGGGTCAGGAACTTCACCTCCATCGCCCGGATCTCTGTGGTGTAGCGCTCCACGCCATCCTTGTCGGTCCACTTCCGGGTGGTCATCTTCCCCTCGACGTAGACCATGCTGCCCTTCTCAAGATACTTGCCCGCCGCCTCGGCCTGCGCGCCCCACACCACGATGCGGTGCCACTCGGTCTGCTCTTTCTTCTCGCCGTCCTTGCCCTTCCACCTCTCGGTGGTGGCAACCGAGAAGTTGCAGATCGGATCACCGTTCTGCGTGTAGCGCACCTCGGGGTCGCGCCCCAGGTGGCCCAGCACGATCGCCTTGTTCACGTTGCTCATGGTCTATCCCTTCGTCCGGTGCTGCTTCTGCAGGAGGCGAGCCGCTTCCCATCCTAGAACCTGACTCGCCTTGTTGATGGCGTGCATCGAGCGGAACATCCCGGCGTCCGCCGCCTCGCGCTGCAGCGCCGCCAGTGCGATGGCGATCTTCTGCGTCACGCACGCGATCGGCGGCGGCTTCGGTTTCCTCATGTGGAGAACGCCGTCGGCGCGAAGATCATCCGCTTGTAGATTTCCCTCACCCGGCTGACGTCGCCGCCGCAGTACACCTCCAACTCGTCGAGCCGCCCGGCCCGATAGAACTCCCACACCTTCGAGCCGTCGATGTCCTCGCCTATCTCGGTGCCCTTGCGCGCCACGCCGAGCGCGGTGCAGATCGTGTCGAGCGAGACGAACCTGCCCGGCCCGGCCCACGCGTACATGGTGTCGAACACCGACAGATCCCACGGCTTCGCGTGGAAGGGGAGCCAGTCGGGCGGCTTGATCCCGTGGATCACCGCGCGCTGCCAGATGAAGCGCAGGTCGAAGTCGGCCACCCGATGCCCGACCACCCGGATGCGCCCGTTGTCCTCGGGGCGCAGCGTCGCATCCATCAGGTCGAACGCCTCCTCGATCAGCGAGCGCTCGTCGGGCGAGCGGCGCACCACCTCGATCGAGTCGTCGCCTCGGGCGAAGCCGATCAGGATCAACTCCCCGGCGCCGCCGTCGAAGCTCGTCTTGAGCCACGCTTCCTCGGCCAGCTTCGGGCGCTCGTTCTTCTCCCACTCCGCGATCGTCTCGGCTTTCTTGTAGTTGCCGGGCGGGCGCATCGCCGCCTCGACCGCCGCCCGTACGCCGGGCCGCTGATCGGGGATCGTTTCGACGTCCAGATAGAACGGGGTCATTGGTTGCCTGCCTCATGCGTGCCCGTCGGCTCGTCGCCACGCGGCCCGGCATCGTCTGGCGTCGGTTTCTTCGCCTTGCCCGCCTTCTCGATGCGCACCTTCGCTGCATCCTTGCTCTTGGTCAGCTTGCCGAGCGCGTCCACCAGGACGGACTTGGGCACCTCGCGCGCGACAGCTGCCGCCTTCACGTCGGTCTGCGCCTTCGCGAAGACGTCGGCCAACTCTTTCAGGTTCGGCACCTCGACCGTGCGCAACTCGAATTCCTCGGTCAGATCATCGAGGCCCGTGGCCTTGTCGCGCACGGCGCCCTCGGGGGAGCCAGCGTCAGGGTCGTCGCCCGCTTCGAGCGGGATGCAGAAGCCTTGGAACACGGCGTACTTGTAGGCGACCGCCATCGCTTTGTTGGTGGCCTTGTCGGCGGTGTCCTGCCCCTCGCCCACCGTCTTGATGACGACCTCGGTGCCGTCGTCCACGCTGACGAAGTGGAACTCCCC